TATCGCTGCCAGCAGAAGTTTGCGTAATTAAATCTGTGTTGCGAGCGGTTTCCATTGACATATCTATCTCAATTTTTTTAAATGGTGTTTATCATATATTATTTATTTCAGCACTTCAAATGAATCCTCATGAAATACAATGGAGTGCGTTTGATTCAATATATACGCGTTCATATCCGCATCAATAATATGCAATTCATATTCCGTCAACGCAGAATCATACACATGAAGCACATGTTGCAAATAATATCGGACTAAAAAGGAATCAATCTTATTTCCAACAAAATAGTAATCCAAATTAGCCGTTTTTAAATGCATGTCAAATGACTTGTCTCCATATTTTATTTCAATGGATATAAAACGACCCCACTTACATGGTGTGGACCATTCTTTCAATAATAATTTGTTAGATTCATCTTTTATTAACATTTTATTTAATTCTGTGGATACAATTTGCGGACATTTTGTATTTGCATGACCTTTCCATTTATTATATAATACCTCCACCCAACTAAACCAATATAAAATATAATATGCAATAGATGTCATCATTAGTATATTTTAAATATTATTAATATGAAATTGTGACGCAATTATTGTCTAATTTAATATTCTGGATCACTGCTTTCTTCAGTTGGCGCCGAAGATGTGTCACTTGTGCTAGCACCCGTATTATTATCACTATATATCATATTACCTCCATAATTAGTTGTGTTAGTACATTGAAGGGCAATCTCACCGGTTTCTGGATTATATCCAAACACGTATAATAATATGGCAACAATGACCGACATAAAAAGAAATGGAATAAAAACTAGAATCCATGAAACAATACCCATTCCCGCTTGACATAACGTGTTCAGCAAAAGAGTAATTACAATCATTACAATAATCTTAAAAAAAGCTAAATTATACAGCCCTTTAAATGTATCAATAATGACTTGTGTGAGTGAAAAGGCAACATATATCATTGCTGGAGGACACAGAGCCAACATGTTTTATGTGTAGATATTATTATTCATAGAATGCAACTTCGCCATTTTCAATAACACCCATTTTCTCACCCACCTCCCCATCCGCTAAACATTCATATATGTCACCATTTTCTTCCCCAGTTGCATAATACATTTTATCTTCTATTTCTATTTCAATCAATGTTAGTTCTTCTTCTGCCACTTCGTCTTCTTTACACTCAGCTACATTGATGATAATTTCCGTTTCTTTTTCATCGTCCGTACAAATTTCATCTTCTGTATCTTCACCTTCAACTTCATCCACTAATGCTTCGCCATTATCCTCATGTTCTTCCACTTCTGCTTCGTTGTCCTTTGCAAGCTCTTCTACGTTGTCTTCTTCTTCTACGTTGTCTTCTTCTTCTACGTTGTCTTCTACGTTGGCTTCTACATTGTCTTCTTCTACATTGTTTTCTTCTACGTTTTCTTCTTCTACATTGTTCTCCACGTTGTTCTCCACGTTGTCCTTTGCAAGCTCATCCACGTTGTCCTTTGCAAGCTCATCCACGTTGTTCTCCACGTTGTTCTCCACGTTGTCTTCCACGTTGTTCTCCACGTTGTTCTCCACGTTGTTCTCCACGTTGTTCTCCACGTTGTTCTCCACGTTGTTCTCCACGTTGTTCTCCACGTTGTTCTCCACGTTGTTCTCCACGTTGTTCTCTGCAAGCTCATCCTCCGCAAGCTCATCCCATAAGCCCATAATATTGAATTTTCGCTCTGCAGCATCATCTGGCCCCAAGTCAAAATCGGCAGCAATATTATTTGTTCTTTCAATGGTCTTCTTTTTCATCAATTGCCCAATTTTTTTATTTTGTTTCCTGATCATTTGAGTCAATTGTTCTTGTGTTTCCAATAATTGAGTTAAAATCAATTGCGTTTGATTTTCCCTTTTTTTCTGTGCACGAATAAATTTCGCCAACTGGGCTTCCACGGATTCCTTTTGTTGTTCCATGGAAGCCATTGCGAGTAATTGTTCAAATCGTGTAGTTGACATGGTGATAAATATGAAATGGATTGGTGTAGAAACGGAGATTCAATTTTTTTTGAAATATGCGAATCGATTGATTCACCCTTTTACACCTTTGGACATTTAAAATGCCCATATAAACTTGTTATAATAAAGTATTTAATAATTTATTATATAGTGGTTGTGGTCATTGCATCGCCATTTTCGTTGATTTATTATATGTGTATTAAAAATTACAATTGTTATATAGAAGATATAGACAATGATTTATCGACTCTATAACGCCAAGTGTTACTCCGGGGCAACACTGAGATTTATTGGTTACTTATATTTGCACCACAAATGCAGCAAAAATAAAATAAAAAATTATTAACATTTTATTCCGGCGTTAGAGACATTAAAAATATTATTTTATTTTTTTATTTTTTTTGTCTTTTTATGTTTGAATTGACGACCACCTTTGGTAAAACGACGACCACCTTTGGTAAAACGACGCCCACTCCCACTCCCACTCCCCTTCAAAAATGCTTCCATTTGTGCAATGCATATATCAATATTTGTGACTCGCTTATCAAAACGAAAATCAATCATTTGTGCAATAATTTTATTCAATCCATTATATTCCGCATTTGTCCATACCCCATATTTGTTCAAGCATGAAACTATATATTTAAAGGATAACCCAAGCCCAAAAATGTCAATAGAATCCACTATTTTATCAAGTGTATCCTCATAGCTGTGTGATTTCACATATTGAAAAAATCCATTTAAACCTTCTATTAATTTTAATTGCTTTTTTTTGGTTTTGGCTTGCATATACGTTTCCAACATATGGACATAACTATCCGGATGTTTAATGGGAAATATTGCCCGTGTGAATGTATTTTTTTCGATAATTTGCTGCCATATTTCCATAATAATTTGTTTTTTTTCTGTGTCATTTTCTGGAATATTATCATAATTGAACCGATTCATAAAGCCAGTTTCCAATGGATACGACCAATGAAACGCACCGAGTGCATTTTGATTATTTTTGCTCGTATCCATTATTTCCGTTTTTTTTCCCATTAATCCAAAATCAATATATTTCATTGTTTTGTTCTCCAAATGAAATAATATATTTTGCGGTTTCAAATCATAATGAACTAAATTATTTTTTTTGAAAAATTGCAATCCTTTCATTAAATGCAACATTTGTTCCATAAATAGCCGTTTTTTTTGTCCTTTTTGACTGCCCGAAAAATATTCTTTTGCATGTATTTTGCAAAAGTTTTTTAAATCTGGACCCCCATATTGTTCAATGAGCAACGCATAATGTGCCGGATTTTCGTCCAGATCTTTCAAATCAATATTATCACAATTAGCAATAATTTGCTTTGCACGTGAATCCAAATTTGGCTCACAAACAAATTGTTCTCCCAAATGGTAATCAGAATTGCGGTCCAATTGATTTAAATTGTTGAATTCATATAATTCTTCTTCAGCATTTCTCTTTTTCATTAATTTTGAAATGTGCCCTGTACCAATTGATTTATTTTTGCATTGAATGGCGGGGCGAAACACACATCCGTATGTTCCCTCTCCAATTATTTTTGGGTTTGTTTCATTTGCCATTATAATATGCACAGAAAAGAAAAGAAAAGAGACTTCATCCGATTTCTTCAAATTTGACCTCGATGTACCCAGTTTCTTCCTCTGAATACAATTTGCGACACGTTATTTCGATGATTTGGGAATCATCCACATACAATTTATCATTGAATGCATCCAACACAAATTTCACCATATTATCCAAATCTTTGCTATTTGTATTAAATGGTGGAGCCGTTTCTTTCAGCAAATGAGCATTTTTTCCCGTTTTATAATGATTTTTCGGACGTTTGCAATAAAAATTCAACTGGCAACAAATGGGGCGTGTCATCTTTTCTTCGGGAAGTGCACCAACGGCTTGAATGAAGGTATCTTTGTCTTTTTTGGAGGGGTCATATGTTCTGCCGGTCATTCTGTGGCGGTGTCGTTTTAAGCTCATGGGCTCGAATAATATTTTCTTTTCAAAAATGTGCACCGACATTTCATATCTATTCATTTCTTTTTATATGGATATTGAATTTAGAAATGAAATGTTTTTATTGATTAATGGACAATTAAAAAATGTATTAGACCACAATTTTTATGTCATTGTTTGTAAAAATTTACTATACTTTATATAATTTATAATTGTTATTGTTTACTAATAAATATTTGAAAATATTAGTTAATATATTTATAATATTTTCTGTTAATTCAATATTATCATCTATTATTCCATAACTATCTTCAGAATTTAAAAAAGTCAGCAGTTCTTGTTCATTAGTTATATTTTCGTTTTCGTATGTAAATTCAGTAGTTGCCGTTATATTATACATATTAATTACTTTTATTGTAAACGTTCCTATAAATAGCTGTGGAATTGTTCCAAATAATTCTTCATTTGTAATTACATTGCTATTAATTTCAATGTCGCCTTCTTCACTTTCAATAAAAACACCTGAAATATAGTTAAAATTTGTGCCAATTAAAGTAACTATAGTTCCATTTGTACCAATTAATGGAGTGATACTTGTTATTGTTGGAGCAAAATTTTCAGTATATGTAAATTCTTGTGTAACAATTCCATAATTTGTTTGAATTGTTATAGTAGATATACTAGGTAAAATTGTATTTGGCATATTAATTTGTATTTGTTCAGAAGAATATTGGAAAGGTGGGAACAATTCGTTTACCTTAACAAATAAACCAGTATAATCAAAATTTATGCCTGTTATTATAACATTAATATTAGTTCCAGATGGTCCACTTGTAGGTGTCATAGTGTATATTATTGGAGCAGGAGCAGGTCCATTGTTTGTTATAGTCCAATTGTTTGGTTCGTTTCTTAAATTATTAAGAGAAGTTATGGCACTTGAGTTATAATATAGATCAGGCGAATTAAATATTACTGATGGCTGGACTGATGACTGATTTCCCCATAAAATTAATAAATCAGAATAATTTGGAGGCAATATTGATGTATAATCTAACATATTTTCAACATCAACTAACAATGGTATTGGCGTTAAATTTAATGAATTATTAAAATTATAAGCTTGAAATAAAAAGGAGTTCAATGTTGTGCAAGAAGAACAATTTAAATTGATTGGTTGATTAAAATTAGATTGATAAAACATAAATGCCATATCGGTTACATTGTTAGTATTTGTTAAAGTTAATTCACTATTGAACACAGAAGCGTTTCCTAAAAATAAACGTAACGTTGTGCAAGAAGAACAATCTAGATTGATTGGTTGATTAAAACTAGTTGTAAAATAAAACATATATGACATATCGGTTGCATTGTTAGTATTTGTTAAAGTTAATTGACTATTGAAAGCAGAAGCAAAAGCAAATAATTCAGATAAATTTATACATGAAATACAATTTAATTCAATTGGACAATTTATCGTACATTCATAAAACATTCTTTGCATATTTATTACATTATCTGTTACATCAGTGTTAAAAATTACATTTGCTAAATTAGTGTGTCCATAAAATGCAGATTCTAAATTAATTAAACTATTTATTTTTATTAAATATGAAAATTGTGTTATAACCGGTTTCACGCTAGCTTCAAATAAATTACCATAATGTGTTAAATTAGTAACATCTAAAAGAGAAATAGTATATATTCCATTATAAGTATATGTATGTAAAGGGTTATTCGTGGTTGAAGTAAATGTGTCAATATTACTATCTCCCCAATTAATTGTGCCAATAAAGTTGGTTAATGGTAGTGTAATTTGGTAACCAGGTGTTGATAAAGCAATATCTATTGTAATGTTTGTAATACTCATGTAATATATATTGATAAAATATATATTAACCTCTATAACGCCAAGTGTTACTCCGGGGCAACACAGCGATTTATAGGTTAATTATTTTGCACCACAAATACAGCAAAAAATAAAATAAAATATTATCTATGTATATTTTGGTCTGAAGAAAATATAACATTTCAAAGTTTTTTATTTTTGCTCATTATATCTACCTTTTCATTGTCTTTCTCATTTGTTTTCAATTTTTTTGAAAATAATTATTATTCGTAATACTTAAAAATTATTATTCTATTTCATTCATAATGGACGGAGACATTATTGACATTTCGATGGATTTTAATAAATCAAAACCGAATTTTGGAGGAGGCATTGAATTACTCATGAATGACAAAAAACCAAACGGAAACAAACATAGTGCTGCCAATATAGATATCGAGGAATTGAACAATTTGGAAAATGAATTAAATTCCTTAGCAGCCGAAACATCCTCTTCTGGACACACATTTGAATCCAATTTATTCGGAATGAATGAACCAATCAATTCGGTTTCGTTTGATTCTGAACCCGCCATTCGAATCATTGAAGAAGATGAGTCCTTCGGATTAGGACGTTCCACCGCAAACATAGGAGATAATAGAGCTTGGGATGGAAGCAAAACATGGGACGGATATTCCAAATTCAATGACATTCCCACAAATCCAGACATCCGAATGCCTTCCCCAGGCTCCAAAATGAATCGCTCCGAAGAAAACAAAGAAAAAAGAAAATATTTACGCCTTTTTGAGAAAATGAAGGACAAAGATTACCATTTCACCATGGATACCGATTTACAGGAAATGGTGGATGAATTTGAATCAATCAAGCATGAAAAAGAAAAAGAAGATTCCATCAAATTACAACGAAGTGCATTGAAAACCCTGGTCAATGGCATCGAATTCATGAATAAAAAATTTGACCCATTTGATATCCAATTGGATGGATGGAGCGACCAAATTGAGGAAAATGAGTCCAGTTTTGATGACATTTTTGCCGAATTGCATGACAAATATAAATCGGTCGTTAAAGTTGCCCCAGAAATCAAATTATTGTTTCAATTGGGAGTCAGTGCATCCATGGTGCATGTCACAAATTCTATCTTCAAAAATGCAATGCCTGGCATGGACGACATTTTGCGCCAAAATCCGGAATTAATGCGCCAATTTCAAACGGCTGCTGTGAATTCCATGGCTGGCACCAATCCTGGATTTGCCGGATTCATGGGTGGCGTCATGAATGACATGCCTTCTTCTGGCGATAGGAAAATGCCACAGCCACGTGAGACAAGACAAATGCCGCACGAGACTAGAGAGACTAGACAAATGCCATCCAATAAAAAACAACCCATGTTTGCAGATGATGGAATAAACATTCGAGAAAAAGAGCAGTCATTGCATGAGCCACAAAAAAGCACACGACGTCCCGATATGAGAGGACCCAGTGACATTTCCGATATATTATCCGGATTGAAAACGAAAACTATTGAAATTCGCAATAATAATGCAGAAAAATCGGATCCCAATTCAAGCATGATTAGTGTTGACGATATGAAAAGCATTCAAGGAGAAGCAAATATACCCAAACGAAGCCGACGAAAATCAGATAAAAATACAATTAGTTTAGATATCTAAATTATTTCCTTCTTGTCCTTTTTTGACGATTCCGGTTTCTTTTTGTCTTCTTTTGCTTTTTTGGATTCCTTCTTTTTGTATTTGAATTCTTTTTATATCTCTTCGTCTTTGTTTTATACTTTCTCTTCTTTTTTCTTCCGCCATGCATAATTGTAAAAGTTTCATCACATTGTCTTTCTATTTCTGCACGCACAGCATCATCCATTTCTTCACCTGGATTAATATATGTTGCAATATATGCTTTTAATACACATTCTTTAAAGCACGACTTCTCTTCTTCATCTTCTTTATTTGAACATTCTTCAAAACATTCTGAATATAATTGAATCAACCGATCTGCCACATTTTTCTTTATATTTTCCGGATGTGTATCTGTTATAATGTACATCAACATTTGCAAATCATCCAGTGAATCTATTTCATTTATTTCATCTTCTTTTCTATATTGCAAAACACTCGGAATTATTAATACAAATCTTTCTGCAGAACCTTTGATGCAACTTGCTGCATTCTCGTCTATTCCAGCATAGGCTGTCAAACAATCTTCTATAAAAAAACGAAGATAATCTTCTTTGTATTGTTTTGTTCTTCGTCTCAAAAAACGAATAACCGCCGCAATAAAATCAAACATATTTACATCATATTTGACCTCATTTACATCTTCCAATTGAGCCTTTAAATTTAATATAATATTATGTTCATTTTCCTCGTCTTCACTTTCCTCGTCTTCACTTTCCTCGTCTTCACTTTCCTCGTCTTCACTTTCCTCATCTTCATCTTCTTCTTCATCTTCATCTTCTTTGTCTTCTTCATCGTCTTCTTCATCGTCTTCTTCGTCTTCTTCATCGTCTTCTTCATCGTCTTCTTCGTCTTCTTCATCGTCGCTTCCCTCTCCACCCATTTGTCCTCCAGTTATTCGATTCATAATTCGTGTAACTAAATTATGCCACGTATCTGTTAATCTTTCACTTGAATTATCTGGACTAACAACCTCTATTTCTTGATTCGCATCCACTTCACATAATTCAATCCACTTATCTACAAAATTGGATGCAAATGTTTGTCCATCGAATTGAAAAAAAGAACTTTCGTCTGATAATTGATTTCCGTTCAACAATAACAAAACACGAACATGTTCTTTTAAACAAGGAATAAATTTCTGATGAACTTGGAATGGATTTATATGTCGATTTGCTTCACCAAAATGTTCATCTTCAAAATTATCGGGCATTGATTCGTCTGAATTATCGGACATTGATTCGTCTGAATCATCTGAATTATCTTCATAAGCATAGCCAGTATCTGCATCAATCGCTAAAAATCTATAATGCAAATCCCCCGTGCTTCCATTTATATTATTTTCAAAATCAAAATTTGTATCAAATTGTCGTTCATTCAGTATGGAATTATGAAAATCCACATCTTCAAAAGTGCAATCATTAAATGTTGCTCGTTCTAAATGTTGCTCACGAAAAAAACATTCGATAAAATTGCATAATTTTGCCCTCATTCTGGTAAAATTGCAATTATTCAAAAATACACATTTATTTAAATCGCAATATTTCAGATTCATTTTTTGAAAATCACATGATCTAAACGTACAATCTTCTAATTCAGAATTTTCAACGTGAAAACATTTTACTTCTTGTTCTTGTAATGAATAAAAATTAATGTTATTGAATGAACATAACATCAATTTTAATTCAAAATGCGTTCCGAAAATAACACCCGATTCAAATGAGCAACGCATAAATGTCAACAATTCACTATTTTCGTCAAATTTGAATCTGCAATCCACAAAATCAACATTGTTTATTTCCATTTCTGAAAAATAACAATTCAAAAAAGAAATTCGATTCATTTCTTTTTCTTCATCCACCACATCTTCATCAAATAATATCTGACAATCTCTAAATGCAACCGAATCAAAAAGGCAGTCATCCATTTTACAATTTTGAAATATCACATTTATCAGTTGACATTGAACTAATCCGTCTTTGAATTCTGCCCCTGCCAACGTGCAATTCAAAAATGTCACATTGTGCAATTGGACTCCAGCAAAATTCACTCCGTCAAATTTATATCCATCCAATGTAATCTCATTTTCATTTAATATATTACTCATATCATCTCCTGTATAAATCTTGTCCTCCCTTGTTAGTTCATCGAATGAATTTATTTTCACTGAAGGTCTGTCATTCAACATCTCTCTATTATACATAGAAATTATTATAGTGCGTTTAACATAATAATAATTTTTATATTTCATACTTCATTCAACAATGATTTGGTTTTTGATTCATCATTTTTTATATCTATTTGAATCCGCAATGGAAAGACAAACGAAAAATTTACTTACGTGTTCTTTTTTACACATTGATGTATGCTTATTATGGTGCATTTAATCAAGACCATCCATTTTTATCCCACTTTATGCGATTTGGCATATATTTGATTATGGCGGATGGATTTGCGATGGCAATTATATATAAAAATTATTATGGGCAAACCATTTTGAATGAAGTCAAGGAAACATTTGGAGAACCAGAACACATTATAAAGCCAATATATGAAGACGAAGAACCAATAAAACCTAAAATGGATGATATTGATGAATAATTGATTGATGTCTATAAAGCCGGTATAAGGGTTAACAAAATATAATTTTCACCACAACATCGGATTTATTTGAAATATTGTACATATCTTTATCTATTCTTGCAACCCCTTGTCCTTTTAATCGAAATAATTGTTCCTTCTTCAAAAACAATTTATCTGTTGGAATTAAAAAGTTCTTCCCCCCAACATTCAAACTAACAAATGGATTCATCCATTCTTCCCGAATATTCACATATTTTTCAACATAAATGGTATTATTTTCGTCCATGGTAATATCTTCTGGCAATTGTGGCTGGCACAAAACAATGACTTCTGTATTTTCCTCCGGTCCATCAAAATACAATTCCTGGTGCCAAAGTGGAACCAAGTATAATTCTTCATTTATCATTAATTTATATATTTTATGTTCCAATATATCTTCCAATGTCGGTTCTAAAACAACAATGTGGTCATTTTGGTACTTCTCTTGTATTACCAAACTAACAAGTGATAAAATATCTTCTCGTATGTGAAATATATGCTTATATTTCCACAAACATTGATATAATTCGATTATTTTTTGTTTGTCTAATTTTTCACATTTCCCCTTCAAATAATGAAATGTTATTCCATTGGGTTGAATTTCTGTCAATATTTCCTGAATAATTGTTAAAAGCAGATCATTTTGGAATAATGTTCGCATAAATTGAGTCAAAATAGATGGGAAATCTTGTTTTGGCTCTTTATTTTCATTTTGCAATAAAAAACAATAGGCATCATGAATAGATTGAAACTTCTCGTGTGCGCGAGGGTCTTTATTTTTATCTGGATGCCATCTAAGAGCCTGTTGGTGATATTTTTTCTTGACACATTCTGGGTTTAATGAGTCCTCCGGAGTAATTTCCAGCAAATCAAGAGCTTTTTGCAAATCCATGGTAGACATTTATCAAATATAATAAATACCCTTCTAAATGATAAATGGGACGATAATTATTTTGATAATATTTGAAAAAAACAAATGTCCGAATTAATACATTGGAATCATTTGTTAGTTTCAATTCATTTAGAATATACCAAATGCCATCTCCCAAATTAACATTAAATATAAATAAATCATAAAGCATGTCTCTGAATTCAACAAATCCGAGAGAATTATATTGAATCATACATTTCAATATTTTATCAAATAAAATGCGTTGAGAAAAATTCAATTGAATTTTTAAATGTTTGATATTGGAAATATGCCCGTCTGTGATTGTTTTAACTGATTGTTGAATACATTGTGCATAAGCAGTTTTGAATGGACGCTGGAAATGAAGTATTTCACATGCATTCAATATGCTGTTTGGTATGAAACTAACATGTTCCGTTAATAGTATAAATACAATATGTACTGAACTGGGTTGATTTTGTTGCATGTAAGTATAAAAAATGTCTAATAATTCAACATGAATGTGATGAAATTGTTTGCAAACAATAATTCCACATTTATTTGGGCGTGTTGATAATACATCGACTATTTGCAAATAAATATCGTGCCACAAAAGTTTGGAATTGCATCCGAGAAGAGAAAAGTCTATTTCAAAATGGATGTCACTCATCTTAAAAAATAATTGCCCTTTGTCGTGAACAACATTTATTTTTTTATTATATCTTAATTGACTGGGGCTGTATTTTTGAATAGAATGTAACACTTGGCTGTATTTGCCAACTCCGGCAGGTCCGTAATATATGAGATTTTTTAAATTTGTTAGTTCATCTGGAAAACATTGGTACCATTTTTCCATTGATGGATGCAACGAATATCTGTCCACCTCATTTGTATAATCAATAAAATGCGTTTCCAAAAATTTCATTTATAATATATTTCGCATTGCTTTTATGTAGAATTTTATTGATTATTTGTAATAGGTGGGTTGTTGTGTGATTCCAAATCTAATATGGATGCGGATTCAGTTTCAGGTAATTGACAAATTGGTGTGCAACAAATCTTCAACTGAATAGCAAGTTGATATAATGTCAGACCAAATATTATAATAAATGCAATAGGTCCCAAAAATATACAATAAAATAATAAAGTGAATAGAAAACTTGATACAAAGAATATATAATATATAAAACAATTATGCATTGAATAGTGCCATAGAAATTCTTTATTACTCTAAAAATTTGTGTTGTTGTTAAATCAACACCTTTATATTTATCTTTAAGTTTTTGTAATGAAAAAATCTTTTTCATATCCATTATAAAAAAATTGATTTGAAAAACTAATTATAATAAGTATTTACAAACAAGCAAAATGGAAGAACAAAAAGTTAAACTCGTGATTGAACCTGAATTATCTATGGAAGATATTAACGCAAGAATAAAACAAGAAGTTTGTTATGAAACTTTGGAAGAATTAACTGACGCAAAATTAATGTGTGAATATAAAGATTGTAATTCTGTTAAAAATGAAATAAAAAAATTGAGCGATGTATTGGGAAAATATATTGACGAAGAAACAAAACAAAAAATAATACAAGAATATTTATTACAACTAATACCAGCAGGAACAAAAGGAGTTATAAGAGGCAATAAGTTTAATAAAATAGTAAAGCAATTTATCACAAAATTAGCATTAAACCCAGACCGATTTGAAATTTGTTTTGAAAAAAAATGTGAAGGTCATTTTACTACTGAAATACCAGATTGGTATATTCTGGAAAAATCAATTAATAAAATTATTATTGGTATGAACCAATTAGATTTATGGGGTGGAGGACAGCAACTTAACAGAGGTTCAAATTACATAGAGAATAATAAACATAATAACGAAAATAGTAAGTTATTATGTGTTGTTTGTAATGAAACACAATTCAAAAGCAAAAAAAATAAACCATACAAATTATTTAAAACTGGTTTTGAAAATAATACATTATGTTATTTGAATAATTTACAAAATATTATTGCTTCATACTTTAATTAACATTCTAATAACGGATTGAATTTAAATATTAATTCCTGTTTTGAAATAGATTTAGGACCAACTGTATTGTTAAAATCATATGTAATTGTAGATAATTTATTTATATTATCAGTTATAGATTTTCCATTTATAAATTTTATAAAATAGTGTGATTGGATACTTTTTTCATCAATTTTTTTATCTATTGTTCCTGCATTTACGCCAACACGACGAAATGATATATCTGGATTTTCTGTTTTTTCAACAAACATAAAATTTGCTGGTTCTAATTTTTCGTTTACAACTCTATTAGTTGTTTTTTTTTCCCAAATTTGAAATATACATGGAACATTATGTTCTACACCATCTACTAAAAATGATTTGTCAGGTAAATCTATTTCAAATATAAGATGAAAATTTAATGGAAATGTTTTTTTTAAACTATCTTTTTTGAAACTTTTAGGTAATATAAACGAAATACTATCACAAAATTCACAAGATTTTTTTATAAATTTAATCGCTAATGAAGATTGACGACCAAATGGAGGATTACCTATTATATGTATTTTACTAAAAGTTTTCTTCATACTACCATAGTCAAATAGTAAATAATCTTGTTTTATTATTTCGTTATTATCTGGTTCTAAATCATAAAATCTAAAATTACTTGATAATGATTTAATGCCTGTAATAAAAGAACCATTACCTGCACTTGGTTCTACAATTAAATCATCAGTATTTAGGTGTATATATTTTTTAACGAGATTTAAACACAACTCTACAACAATATCCTTTGTGTAATATTTATCAATAGTATTACGATTTAATCCTTTTGTTTGTTTAGTTTCCATATTAGGTGTAGTTTGTTGTTCGGTTGAATTGATAATATTTAAATCAATTTTTTGTTTATTTATAATTGTATTTTCAGGAATTATAGCATTAAGTTTATCTTCAACTGCTTTATCAATTAATACCTTAATTTTATCGGCATTATTTTCGCACATATTTTTCCGTTTTTGGTGTTGAGTGTAATGTGATTTTTGGGTAAAAGTTTTATAACATTTGTCGCAACTATAATTAACCATTTTAGTTATATAGTATATTAATATTTTATTTTTATATAGTTTAACTAAAAATTAACTAAAATAGTTATTCCTAAATTATTTCAATAAAATATATTTTACATTTTACATTTTAGACAAAAATCGGCGTTTGAAATGTAAGGTGTAAAACAAAATCCAGATAAAATAAATTGGAATTGTTTATCAGCAAATTCCAATTTATTAGAACTTTTCACCACCATGGACTATACAATTCTAAAAGAGAAAAACATGGCATTTGCGGAAGAATTGGTAAGACTCGCATTATAAAACAATCAGCTGCGTTTGGATTGACTTAAATGGAGTATTTGGAATTGCTGTAAACAAACATTCAATATACTTAAATTGTCTTTATATTTATTAACCTCTATAACGCCAAAGTGTTACTCCGGCTTTGCAGGCATCAAATAATAAATTCATTCTTATCAATCACTACTTTTTTTGCAATATTGCTGATTATTTTTTCAATATTGCGATCCCCTTCTTCCTCTGTTAGTCCATTCATTGAATTGCTCACTATTTTAAGATACAAATCATTTTTCAACGAATCTGCCTTTGTGCAGTCTGGATATTTATTTCTCCAATGTTGAATTTGTTTAATATTTTGATTGGCAATTTTTTGAATTGCTTTTGTTAGTATGGGGCGACATTCATTCTCTCGGGACCATTCATTGTTTTCTTTGATGTAAAATATTTCTCGTTTGGAGTCACTGCAATGCAATGGACGAAAATGTTGTTCCAAATTGTTCAATCGTTTAATGATAATATTGGAAATGCCTTCAATATAACCGCGTCGCCCTGTGTTCTCCAATTCTTCCAATTCCACATCAATCGAACTAACAAATTCATCAATATTCAGCGCATCTTTGCATGTTTCATTTAAAAATACATGTAAATTGAATGTTTTGTTGTTAGTTACATTATTAGTTGTGATGTGATTTGTTATGCCATTTTTCAAAAGTGACATCAGTTCCTTATTTTGAGTCACAAGTAAGTGAATGATATTGTCCTTATTCTCCGTTTTGCTCAGGTTGCATTTTCGTTCATGATACCAAAGACTATTTCGTGCCTTGTATATTTTGCTGCATTTATGACATTGAAATAGTTTGTCGGCAGAATTTTTGGAGACTGATTCGGCATTTTTTTGTTCTAAAATATTCAACATTGTTCTATTTTTGTGTTTCAGTGTGGATTGATGTGCATCGAAGTTGCTTTTTTTGCAGCAACGGAAGTCACATATTTTGCAAAAGAATGGTTCGGCATTTTTCGGCATTTTTTTGTTCTATATTATAGAACGGGAAAAACATGGGAAAATCGACGAAAAAAAGTATGCAGCGGCAGTTTTCGTCCAATTGAATCAAATGGCTGCATAAATGGAGAAAAACGAGTACGTCATCAAATTTGAATGTTTTTTCGGCATTTTCTGAAATGGACAAAAATAAATGTCCAAAATCAAAAAATCTTTCTGAGAGTTTGTTAAAAAAAGGGGGGGTTGTTGTTAATTGACGTTTTTTATATTCGAAGAAAACAATTATTCAAAAAACCATATAAAGACAATACTATGTATGTTTATTCTCCTTTTAGGAGAAAGCACTCATATTTTTGTTGATTAACTCATCATTTGAATTACGCGTTGCTCCAAATGCAAAAAAAATGAAATTCCATTTGTTCCATAAAAAATAGATAAAATGGAACAATTGAATGCAGAAATCAACGCATTGGAAGATATGTTAGTTGTTCTGAACAATTGTGAATGCTGGACAAAAAAAAGAATAGTCTGCCAACGATTACGATGTATATGGGAGACAATAAAATGCAAATGAAATTGCCATATAGATTATACTTGTAATGTTCTTTGTCTAAATTCTTCCCATAACCAAAACATACTTTCTTTTGCATTTAAACTAACAAATGTAAGTGCACCTAAAGCATAATACGCACCCAAGCATTTATTATTATTGTCTGTCCCTCTTGAAACAAATGCATTCATAATTTGCAATATTTTCTTTTGAAGTTCCATTTTATTGTCTTCTTTTTTAACTTCAATGCGAAGAAAAGGGTTACCTGATGGATAACAAATGCACTGCTTAGTATAATCAGTTAAATCTCCATATTCCCATAAATAATGAATGGTAAAATAATATTCATACAATAAATCAATGTCCAATAATAAAAACCAATTGGGATCTGTATAAAATCCGAGTGCATCCATTTTCAAAAAAATGGTCACAGCCTGCATTTCAATTGCTTTTTCAACAGATACATTCAATGTGCAATCTTCTAAATCCAAAGTTAAATGGAATCCAAGTGTTTTTCCAAGTTGAAGCATGCGATGAAATTGTTGACAAACAGAATGTGGAATGGGTTGTTTATTGTATGGATTGGTTGGCTCTTTTTCATTTCCTTTGCACTTGATTAAATTCCAAAAGGATGCCGCTTCAAATCCAAATGTGAACCCATCTGTATCTTGATAACTGAAAAAATTAGAAATTTTAATAGTTGTTAGTTTATCCATACTTAAGAAGTCAGTATCATTGGTGCATTTGTAAGAACCATGAGATGCTACGTATCGGCGATGTAAAAACCCGCGAACTACTTTTTGAACTTGGATAACAATGGGAGTTAAATATTGGTGCCAATAAATACGCGAAAATAAATCATTTTTATTTCCGCTTATTTTTAGATGATATGATTTTGCAATATCTTTTAATGCCTGTTTTGTTAGTTTGTAAGACAATTGATGTGGTGTAATTTCTTTGGTGGAAATGAATCGTTGAATTCGTTGAGTATTATCTTGGTAGCAACTGGTATTTACATACATGTCGTGGTCCTTATTTGTTTGAATATTATATTATTAAATGATAATTAATGGTAATTAATTTTGTATTTCGGTAAATAAACGTATATTGAATATTATGAAATAGTCTCTAAATGGATTTTGTCATTATATGTAAATGGAACTTCAATTTCATTCAAATGAAGATGGAAATGTAAGAAAAATGACATTGATTGAAAATAAACCCATATATATGATGGATTTTATGGGATGCATCCAATATATTGCAACATTCAAGGAATATTTGGCGTTTGAGAATTCCAACATTGTTCATATTTTTCATTTATTAAATGATGGAATATTTACAGATGAATTTAAGATTGAAATGAGAGATAAAATAGAACCAAATAAAAATCTAAAATATGTATTTGAAAATACAAATGTAGAATTTGTTAGTTCAAATAATTGTTTTGAACGAGAACAACATATTAATTTAGAATATGCGAAAAGACAATTAGAATGGATGAATGACAAACTGCAAATGGCATCACAAAATTTAAAGTTACATTTGGATTATATTTTTGATTTTGAGGAAGGAAGTGTAATTGAAACATTTCATGCCAAATGGGAGCCAACCTTTTTGTTGCTTTGTCTCTTTCGTGAGAATCATTGCATTTCTTCTTTAACATTGAATGTGTATACAAATAACCGAAATAGTTCTACTTTGACAATGGACTCAAAAACTAATAAATTAGATGAACGAAAAGGTTACAATACATTGTTGCGTGCGGTTGCAATAATTATCTCTAAACATTTGGATGAACGAATATATCAAATTGAATCAGAAGCAATCAATGCAATATCCGCCTATACAATGATTTGCAAATTTAATGCAATTGCTCAAAATGTGTATGAAGGAGAAGAGACAATTGATTATTGTTCATTGTCGAAATCCAAAGAGAAAAGAATGGAGGAATTGACAAATCAAATTAATGAAAATATGAATTTTTATTCAATGGGGTTGATAACGTATTTGGAATTAACGGATGCAAATGTGGACAATGCGAAAAGAATTTTTGAAGAATGGATTGATAAAACAAAAGCAGTAATAAATGGCGGTTTGAAAAAAAGAGCCAGGAAAAAATCCAAAATAAAATTTACACCAAAATCTAAAGCAAAATCCAAACAGAAAACAAGAAAAGCCTAATTTTCCTATAATAAAATAAAAATATTTGAACGCAAATGAGAAAAATTGAACATATATATTGCAAGACCATAATGGATAACAACAATTATGAAAAAAAACAATTGTTGTAAAAAGAACTTAAAGAAAAAGGATGATATAATAGTATCAGAGATGCCAAGAAATAGCAAATCGACTCCAATTGCCACTACTACTACTGCCACCACTACTGCCCCAGAATCTTCTTCTGCTGCGCCAAAGAGAGCAAAGAAAGCTGCTGCTGCCGCCGCTGTTACATCTGCCGTTGAAACTGCTCCAGTTGTTGAATCTGTAGTTGCCCCAGAATCATCTGAGATTGTGGATGCAATTGCAGAATCAGTGGACGTGTCAGATGCGGCTGCTTTGATGAAACAAACATCTGATTTTTTGGTTCGTGTGAATGAGGTTGGAACATTATTTGCTACTTTGAAGACAGAATTTAAATTATTGGAAAAGAAATGGAGTCGCAAATTAAAGGAATCTGAGAAATTACAAGCAAAGCGCAAGAGAAAGGCGGGCAACAGACAGCCTTCTGGATTTGTGAAACCAACCAAGATTTCAGATGAATTGGCAAAGTTTTTGGACAAGCCAATTGGAACGGAGATGGCTCGTACGGAGGTCACCCGTGAGATCAATAATTACATCAATGAACATAGTTTGAAGTGCAAGGATAATGGCCGTATCATTAATCCAGATGCCAAATTAAGAAGTCTATTGAAATTAGGTGTTGGAGATGAATTGACTTATTTCAATCTTCAAACATACATGGCTCCCCATTTTCATAAATCGGTGAAGGCATCTACCGAAAAGCCCGCGGTTGTTTAAGGGGAGTCACTTTTTTTTCTTCGTTTAGATTATACGATGGCAACAAGAAAGAAACGTTCAATGTGTGCGGGACGCACAAGTGATAGATGTCGTAAAGCATCTAAATCATGCAAATGGGCAAGTGGAAACAAGCGTTCCTTTTGTCGCAAGCGCACTGCGAAAAGACGTAAGGGACGTCGTTAAGGAACTTGCTCTAACAAGACATAAATTATAAGCAATGATTGCATTGCCAACTCTCTCGGTAGCTCAGATGGAAGAGCGACAGGCTGTAACCCTGTAGGTCACTGGTTCGAACCCGGTCCGGGAGATACAAACATTGATACAAACATAAAGGTTGTTTGCATCAATTACGTTTTATGAGAGGAGCAAATCTCTTCATATAATACATGGTGGTATCCCATATTGATAAGAGCGTAAATTATCCAGAATTAAAACGTGTGAATTCAGCGGACACAAATCAAGAAAGTGCTCTTTATCAAATGGAAATTCAAGGTTTGGATGTAGTTGTTGCCATTGGTCAAGCAGTCTCTACATTTGCCGGCAAAAATATTATTTATTTTCCCATCTATTTGGTGAAACATAATGACAAGGTGATTCAAATTGGAGTATTTGAAATTGCAGCATCATCCCCCATAGGAATCATGGATGATTCGGGTTCAGTGGAAGTGGAACGATTGGATGAGCCATTGTTGTATACATTTGCGACAAAAGAGTTTGTGGATAAATTAAGGAAAAAAACGGAGCCTGTTCTTTCTGAAATAAAAGAGGTTCTAGAGAAACCAAAGGAAATAGAAAAGAAAGAAAAGAAACAAAAAAAGAAAATAGTTGTTCCCAATGAAGTTCACATTCCAGAATTAAGAAAAGATATTTTTCTGGCGAAATTAAACGCGCCATTGCCGGACAAATTGCCGGAAGAAACCGGAAAGGAGGCATTAGACGTTCGGCAAAAATATCACGAACAACCGGAACACACATGGATTCAAAAATTTATGTCCAATGAACATTATTCCATATTGGACAATGAGGGAGGAGGGGATTGTTTTTTTGCGACCATTCGCGATGCATTTATGAGCATTGGACAAGAGACAAATGTGTCCAGGCTGCGAACCAAAGTCTCCGATTCAGTGCCGGCATCTGTCTTTGAGGGGTATGTGGAACTCTATGAAATGTTTCAAACGGAAATCAAAGAAACTAAAGCACGTCACACTGAAAAAGCGAAGGAATTTGAAATGTTAAAAACACAATTGAAAACTACATTGGACAAAGCAACACAAATGCGCATCCGAGAAGATGCCCAGCGAGTCAAAGCGGAAACGGAGAAATTGTCACAAGAATATAAATATGCAAAGGAAAATATATCCGATGTGATGTTTATCAAAAATACCAAAACATTTGAAGAATTCAAAAAATTGGTGCGAACATGCGACTATTGGGCGGATGCATCTACCATCCGTTTAATGGAAGTGACCCTGGGAATCAAATTTATTATTTTGTCAAGCAAAATGTACCAACGAGGGGACTTAGATAATGTCATGCAATGTGGCAATGAAGTGGACCCAGTAATTTTAAGCCGCGACGAATTTCGTCCAGAATATTATATTATTGTGGACCACACGGGGGATCACTATAAATTGATCGGATACAAACATGCACAAATATTCACCTTTCCGGAATTGCCATTTGATTTAAAGCGAATGATTGTGGATAAATGTATGGAGAAAAATTCCGGAGTATTTTATTACATTCCAGAATTTCGCGCATTGAAAGAGGGACATCCTAATAATGGCAATGGCAATGAAAATGCATTCATGGGAGAGGCAAAAATAATGAATGTGTATGACGATAATATTGTACTTTCCTTCTATGCGAAATCCAATGGAGATAAATTGCCAGGGAAAGGACCGGAAGAAAAAATGCCCAAAACCGCGGTATTTGAATTTACGGAGCTTTCCACAATTCCGGATTGGCGAAAAAAATTGGACAACTATTGGATGCAACCTTTTGCCATTGAGAACCACCGATGGGGGTCTGTCGAGCACTATTATCAAGCATCCAAATTCAAAAACGAAAATCCGGATTTCTATTTATCGTTCACGTTGGATTCGGGAACGGAATTATCAAAAGATCCGGAAATGGCGAATGGAGCGGGAGGAAAGACTGGAAAATATAAAAATAAATTAATACGTCCAAAATCGGTAACAATTGACGCGGATTTCTATGAAAAACGAAGTAAAAAAGAAATGAAAATTGCATTGGAATCCAAATTTCGGCAAAATGAAGATTTAAAACGAATGCTGCTGGCGACCAAAAATGCGCAATTGGTGCACCACAGAAGAGGACAAGAACCAGAAGTGTGTGACGATTTAATGTTGCTCCGACATACATTGTCGATGGAATAAAAAAATTTGAAATTCATTTTCAAGACTATAACAAACATGGCACTCACGATTGGAAATATTGAAATTAAAATGAATGGGTTTAGAGACAAATATGTGTTGAAAATAATAGAAGAAGGAAAAAATATTGATGCAATTATATTTGATGACTTAATGTCGTCCTCAATTAAACAACGCGATCCGTCATTTATTGCTTCTTATGATTTATATATAACATATGTTAGTTCAAATCAACAAGGGACAACCTCTTGAAAATTAATAATTATATTTTAGCAGTTTATTTCCCCGTGCAGAGAAGATAATTATTTACATAAACTATAATTGTTATCAAGTGTACTTTAGTTCAGTGCATTCAAATTTAAATCAATATTATTTTATGAATATTATATAATTTCTTTTTTTAATTCCCCTTATATTTTATGAAACTAACAAAACAAAGTCAAATGCTTATATCATATTATATGAATCGGCCATTTTCTAATAAAATGCGTATCTCTAAAAAAATGCACGATATTGTTAAATTATTGAAAGAGAATGTTGTTGAAGCAGATGCCTTTGTTCAAACATTATCCATTCGCAGATTAAAAAGCAACAAAATGCCGAAACCAAAAACATTTTCATACAATTCACTTCCTGCACCAATTCGTGAGCAAATTGGAATTTATGTGATTCAATATTCCATTCCAAATATGAATATATATTTTATAACAAACAATCAAATAAATGCAATGGAAGAACGTAAATACAATGAATATGCCCATTGGATGTTTGTTTGGTTGCGAATAGCATCTCAAACAACTAACAAATGTGTTAAAAAATTAGACGTTTTCGTCTATCACACAGATGCCATGAAAGTATTGCCAAATAATACAGCTCAAGCGTTAAGCCAAGAGCATGTAAATACGGCATTTACAAGAAATTGTGGGTCAGAAATTGTCATATTTCGCAAAGAAGAGTGGTTCAAAGTTTTTCTGCATGAAACATTTCATACCTTTTCGTTGGATTTTTCGGCGATGAATACGAGCGTTTGTAAGAATCGCATACTAACAATATTTCCGGTTCAGTCGCAAGTGAATTTAGAAGAATCATATAGTGAATGTTGGGCTCGAATAATAAATGCAGTATTTTGTAGTTATTTTTACCCAACACATTCCGTATTTTATTTTTTGGAAATGGAACAAATGCATGCGGCATATCAAGTGGTAAAAGTGTTGAATCATATGGGATTGCTTTACAAAGATTTGTATAATAAAAAATCGGGTAAAAAACGCCAATTGTTTCAAGAAAATACAAATGTGTTGTCTTATTATATTATTACATTTATATTATTGCAACATGTGGATGATTTGTTAGTTTGGTGCTTTGAAAGGAATGAAAATGTTTTTTGTTTTAAAAAGTCATCTCACCAATTGAATGAATATTGTGACTTCATTGAAAGCAAATATAAATCAAAAAGAGTGCAAGACGCGATACATTGGGCGGAATGGAAATGGGAGGAATGGAAATGGGAGGAATCGAGATGGGAGGAACGGGAGTTTTCTTCCTTTTTAAAAAAGAATTTGCGAATGGCGGTGGGTGAATTGTTATAGAAAAAACAATATAAAGACAATTGATTTATATTGAATGTATTGCAAAAAATTGAATTCATTTTCTTTTATTGAATCATGATCACAATAAAAAGAATGAGTTATTTAATTCATAAAATTCAAGTAAAACGAGCTGAACTTCCCCATATTGATTATATTGTTGTAATGACATTATACAATATGCAAAATGAACAAATGATTAAATCAACTGCGGTCATTGGAGTTGAAATAGATGAAATGAGTGGTCAAATAGATGCACTATATATGGAAGATGAATTATGGGATACAGATAAAAAAAAGAAATTAACACAATATTGTGCGTTTGAATCTATTTATTGCATGGTGGATGTGGATACATTGCAATCCATTTTATTTGAAGGTGCAGAATTGGAGTTATGGAAAGATTATTGTGGTCTGCCAGAAATTCCAGATGAACCTGAAATATTCAATGAAAATAATTAACAAATTTATTCTCATTTATTATATTTAATACATCATTTTCAATAAGAGGAATTATTTTTACCTTATTTGACATCACTTATTTTTTTACGAAGATTATATTTATATATGGAATGTGAAAATAATTGAAATTTATTGTCAAACAAAACATATTCAAATATTGAATGAGTGTTGATGATGATTGGGATCAATTTGTGTCTGGGAAATCCATTTTGGAAGAAAAAGATAAAGATAAATGCGTATTATTAGAAGAAGACGTGCCCACGCCGACTCCTCTTTATGTGTCAACAAGAACAAAAATAGCCTTTTTGAATACACATGTGGACAATTATTTGCAATTGTTTTGGGACATACCAATTACTCCCTATTTAAGCCAGCAAATAGGCGTTATTCAAAAACAAACTAAATTTAATTCAGAAACACCTGAGCAACGGGATGAAATCTTAAATAAATTGAGTCAAGTAAAGGAATATAAGAGACAAAAAATCATTATGCAAATAGATAAACCAAATGGGCGGGTTAAATTTAAAGACAATCGAAAAATCAGCATTGGATTGTGTTCAAAAGATTTATTGGAGCCAACAAAGGATACTCGTGCATTTTTCAACACATTGGTCATGATTGTGAGACTTCAAGTAAATGGAGCATTTAAGGAATTTCATACAAAGTTATTTAATACCGGAAAAGTCGAAATACCAGGAATAAAAGATTCAGAGACCTTTTTGCAAATAATGGATTTTCTTGTGACATTTTTGCAGCCATTTTTCAACATTCCTTTAAAATATAATAATGATGAAATTGAAAGTGTATTGGTGAATTCAAATTTTGATTGTAATTATTTTATTCAATTGGAGAAAATGCACGAAATATTAATGACCAAATATCAAATTCAAGCAATCTTTGACCCATGTCATTATCCAGGCATTCAATGTAGCTTTTATTATTATGATGGACAAATAAATCAAACAGGCATACAACATGTGTCTGATTCTAAAAAATATAAAAAAGAGTCCAAACTGCATCCAGATACGATACGCATTTCATTTATGATTTTTAGAACTGGGAGTGTATTGATTGTCGGAAAAATAAAGAATGATAATATTAAAGAAGATATATATCAATATTTGGTTCAATTGTTCCGAAATGAATATCCATATGTATGCGCACCATTGAATTCTGATGGAGTGCAAGTAAAAAAGAAAAAGAAGATGAAAAAAAGAAAATTATTTTATAGATGGATGGATTGCAATTGAATGTCTTGTAAGGGCATTTGGTTGGTCATTTGTTGTATTGCAAAGACAGAACCATTCAATTTTGTGAATGTCATTTTGTCAAGGGGTGACAATTCAGGCATATTTCGTTTCCAGTCAATTGGAATTTCATAAATACTTTTTTTATATGCATGCAATGCAGCATCACGCGGACATTGAAATTGGGATAAATAATCATAATATTCGCACATGGCTTTATTTGTGCAATCATATGTTAGTTGAATGTTTTTAGTAAAGTAAAATATTTGCAAAAAAATGTGAGTCAATGTGCTTAATGCATAGATATTATTGCAATTATTTAATTTGCAAAGAGATAAATAAGTGGATAAAATATCTTCCAGGGAATTCTCAAGGGATACATTATATAAATTTGGCGCATTGATTGTAAATAGAATCTTTTTTTTTGGTTTTATTGACTTATTTAATTTATTGGATTTCATTTTATTATAAGACAAGAATAGAAATATTGAAGTAAAATAAAAACAATTTAAAGATATTTTTTGTTTTTCTACATAATATGTCAACTCCCATATTAAAAACTGGACAACCGCCAACGGCAACATCAAATGCCGCTCCAAGCACTTCTTCAGCGACAGCAACCGCAACCGCAAATGGTTCTACGTATCGTTTACCAGATGCAGCAACATTTGTTAATGCTTCAAAACTTGCCATTGCCGATGATAAACCGATTATGATGGATTATTGGGCAGACTCATTGGATAAAAAGGCATTGATTGGAGTTCGAGAGGCGACTGGTGAAAAATTGTTAGTTAAATCGGCAGAAGAATACACGTCACCAATTGCAAAATTGTATAAATCTTCTGGAGAATATATTGTTGTTACTGAAAATTCGATTTATATTGTTGCTGGTGATATCCCAGTAAAGAAAATAGCATAATGTCTATAAAGCCGAAGATAATATCAAATATTTTAGTTTTTATTTTTACAGCATATTCAATGTAAAAATAAACATATTAAAAATAAGCCCGGGCCACGGATGGCTTTATAGACAATAATTATATATGTTTTTTGCATGTTTTTGTCCCCTTGATAATTCTGTATCCATTTGGACATCGTTTTTTACTTCCAAGAGGAATAATGGACGTAAATGATTTGGATTTGGATTTGGATTTGGATTTGGATTTAAATTTAAATTTGGATTTGGATTTGGATTTGGATTTGGATTTGGATTTGGATTTGGGAGTCATGGGTTGAAATTGAAGCGGTGGTTCTCCGAGAGGCGAATGGGGTTGTTTAAAATAAGATGGCGGAGGATGATCCGGAGTCATGGGTTGAAATCGAAGCGGTGGTTCTCCGAGAGGCGAATGGGGCTGTTTGAAATAAGATGGCGGAGGATGATCCGGAGTCATGGGTTGAAAACGAAGCGGTTGTTCTACAAGAGGCGGGCTTCTGATTGTCTTATTAAAGTTCTTTTTTTGCCCACTAAAACATTCTAATATTTGACGCATCATGTTGCAAATATACATTTTTGAGATTGCCATTTCTGCAAATCGTTTTCCATTTTCTGCAATTTCTTTGCATTTGGCATCATTTTCAATGCAATGACGTATTTTAGAAGACAAATTACTTAAATCTTCTGAAACAGACATATAATGAACACCATCTTCAATTAAATGCTCAACCCAAGAGTTGTATGGACTTGCAACTCGCAAAATAAGTGAACCCGTACGCATTGTATTCAGCAATCTGTATGCATTCACATTTCCATCTACATGAATAATATATTTGTATTTACTTTGCTGTTCCATGGTAAGCATAGATTTGCTTGGATTGTTTCGAAGTATATTATTATTCATCATTCCCAATCCATAAATGGGATCAAATCGAATAGAAGATGAATTTGGGGAATGCATTTTGCCGGCAATATATGCATCAATCTTAGGGTCTTTATGTAATGCAGTCATTTCTGCTAATTTAATTCGCATATTGGTCTTTGCAGTATACCCACATCCAGCCGCACCTCCTCTGAAAACAGCTTTATTTATTTTATCATTCCATTTGCTGAAATGAATCTTTTTTTCTTCCGGTTCTAAGACGCGAATGACATCGTCATAATTAACCATTGGAATATCGGCATATCCGTCCATTCCGGAAATGCTGAAAATGGGCAAAAAATGTTTATTTATATATTGTTTATGAATTCGAACATTTTTTCCGACAACATTTGGAAAAGGATGCATTTCATCCTTTCGCAAAATAACTGCATCTGTTAAATTAAAAATAAACACACCATTTACATTATCCAATATATTGCATGAAGTCAACAAATCCATATATTCGTTGGATTCAGCGGATTTATAATTATAATCTTTTACAACACATTGGAGTATTCTGACAGGAGATGCGTTCATTTTTTGTTCAATATATTGCCTCTGTTTTTGACTAATTATTGGATTCGATTTCAACCGAGATAAATGACGATGGATTGACCTTTGATACAATTCGGGTGTTTGTTTTGGAATTGGCATAAGACGATAAAATATGGAAGGGGAACCTTTTTTCGCACACAACATGTAACAAGGGTGGTATAAATATTCCATGATGTATGACAATGTTGTTTTTAATGCATGTGGATTGATTTTCCAGCGGGGTAGATATATTTCTGGCGGAAGATTTGCATTTTTTTTAATTACATTATTATAATTATTATTATCAATATATGGCAATGCCTTTTGGAAAGCATCTTCATATGTAAACAATGTTTCCATAAATATATTATAGATTTTTTGCGTCCCCATTATTTTTATTTTCAAACGCATGGGGTCATAGGGGAATAAAACTCTTTGCGAGTTCCCCATTCCAGACAACTGGTTCGTTTGATTTAAATTCTTTCAACAATGTGCCCGTTTTTTTCTCCATTATTAATATACTTTTTTCTACACCAAATAAAGGATCAGTATAATAAAGTGCTCTTTCTTCGTCTCCCAAAGGAATAGACAAACTTCCATCTTTACACACAACCCATTGTGTTATATCCAAATTTACTTCCATTGTGCCATACTTCACACATATATCAAATTCGTCCATTATTTCTTCTTTTTTAGAAAACAAATCAATCCATTGAATCATCCTCATTTCCCAATTGCACAATTCTTTTGCATAAATGTTTCCTCTCTTTCTAATATCTTGCTTTTGTTTTGTTGTTAGTTGCATGATTGTTTTTACTTCTTCTCCGTCAATCAATGGAATTCCATAATCACTCATTGTATCCACCAATCCACCTATTGGATAATATAAACAAATGACATTGGATGCTAACATTTCCATTGCAGTAATACACGATGTCTCAAAAATATAAGATGGATATAACCAATATTCGGCAGTTGCCATATATTCGTACAATTGAGTCTTATTCAGATGCCCCACAAATTGAATTGAATTAGATGACTTTATTATGCGAAACATTTCTTCTTCGGCTGCATTTCTGGGAAAATCAGTATAACCACAAACAATTAATTCTGCATCCGGCATTTGTTCCACAATTGAATTCCATAATTCTAATATTTTTTTTAATCCACGGGAAGGACAGGATGAATAAATGAAGCGATTTACTTTTTTATTTTGTGTCATTGGAAATAAAGAGGTGTCAATTCCATTATTAATTTTATATAATTTACATCTTAGTTCTGGATATTTTTTTGCATATTCTGCCATATGCCAATTTGTTAGACAAACACATCCATCAATTTTATACCTGACATCACTTTTAATATAACTACCACCATACATCAACGCATCATCATGTGCCCAAATAAAAGATTGATAGTATTGCGCATTTGGATAATGAACGTAAAAGCCAATGTTGCGAGATACTAATATTGTATGAAATATTGTATTATTTATAAAAGTAGGTGATTTGCTTTCATTCACATAATAAATATTTCCCACTTGTTCTTCCAACACATCCCCATATATGTAAATATTGAAATTTTTTGGAAAATGATTCGCCCATTGAATCACTGCCGTTTCAGAACCACCCAATGAATGATTCACATAATAGGTGTGATTCCACTGGACATATGTTTGTCCAATGTATATTAAAATATTATTCGAATCTTTGCATTTATTTTCAAATGATTTATTTTCAAATAAATGAAAATAAGAATAATTTGGAAGTGAAATCGAATTGTATTTTAAAAAGTGGACATAATCTTCAACGGATGCTATAAATAATGTGTCTTTTGACATAAAATCATCTATATATAATTGCAAGCAATGTAATATTTTTTTAATTAAAAATGTATCATTAAAATATTGGCATTTTTTAGAGAATATAATATCAAACATGCGTTTAATTAATTTTGTATCATTCATTTTATTTGCCACTAATATCATATAGGACGGAAACAGAAAATCATATATTTCTGGTTGCAAAAATAATTTATCTTTTTTATTCATATTTGTTAGTTTATCTTCAACCCATTTATAATATTGGTATGCTATTTGAAACATATCTCTCTCCAAATAGTACTGAATCAGTAATGTAATGCATTCAAGGCGTTCTGAATCATATTTAAATGATAATGCCAAATAATATAACCCCTTTTCTATTTCATTAATATTACAAAGTTTATTATAAAGAGATAAACAAGACATATATTTTTCTTGGCTCCATCCATTTTGTTGCAACGTTATTTTGTACCACTCTATTGCTTTTTTTGAATTTCCGGCATCTCGATAACTATTCGCACAATAATAGGCATATCTGGAATGCATTTTATCATTCCATTTAAATGCCTCTTCCAATATTTGGGCATCTTTCAAATACTTATTTGGATCTTGATTCCGGCTTCCATTTCTTCCAGAAACAATGTAAAAATCGCCGCTCAATGTTTCAATGCGCGGCACTTGTTTATCAATGCAGTGAATAATCTCGTGAATCACAGATTCATATTCCCATTGAATATTATTTTGAACTAACAAAATTCGGTGATATGAAACACCCAGTTTATTTCCAAAGGGAAGCAAATAAGCATCCACATTTGAATCAAGTACATTCAAAGAAGGAAATGTGCCGTTCAAAATATCATCCGCGTCAAATACAAGCAACCAATCACTTTTTTTATAGGCACATTGGAGTGCCAATGTTCGGTTATGTGCAAAGTTTTTCCATTCATGATGAATTAGTTCCCCAGCGATTTGCCTTTTTTCAAAAAATTGATTGATTAATTCAGGTGTATTATCGGATGAACCGGTGTCACAAATAACCCAATATGAAAATGGAATGGCGTTGCATAGCATTTCGAGTGTTTGTTGTATTATATGAGATTCATTTTTGACGATCATATTTAAGCAAATGGAAGGAAGAGCATGTAATGATGATGTCATATATACAAGAAAGGCATAAACATTGATTAAATTAAACGTATAAATATAATCGCATGATAGTGTAGTTAGAATATGGCGAATAATCCTGAAACAATTGAAGTTGATGGCGTTGGATATTTTAATAAATACAATGTGAAAGGAGACGGAAGATGTTTGTTTACGTCTCTTTATTTTTTGGAACAATATTACGCCTCTTCAAATAAAGATACATTTTTAAAAGAGAAAGCACCTAAATATTATGGCAAATCGATGGATGAAAAGCTAAGTAATAGTATTAATGAATGGATTTTGAATAATGTTATTCATCCAATTGATTGTGTTTTGTATAAATTTGATGACACAACTAAAGATGAAACAAAATGTGATGACAAATATAATAAATATACCGAAGAAGATTTAGCGAATTGGATTAGGGGATATCTGATTGGAGAATCAGAAAAAAAGCAAGAATTAAGTAATAAAATTAAAACAAATTATGATAATGATAATACAAATAATGGTAAAAAAAGTGAAGAAACATGGGATAATAATATTTTAACATCATATATTTATGAATTATCGAATAACAAAATAATATCTGAATACAAAGATGTATATCAAGATTATATTCATTTATTAAATAATAATGATAATAAAAATAATGCATATCCATACGCCAGTCCAACCTATGGAATTGGTGCCATACTTAATTATTCGCTGTATGTTGTAACGAAAAGCAGCGACAATAGTTATAGATATAGTAGGTTTGATGAAAAAAAAAACATTGAATTAATAAGATATATTTATTATGAAAAGGAACATTATAGTCCATTAATACAAGAAGAATCAAAATTATTGCAATCAAATTCTCAATCAAATCAACAACAATCAAATCCATTGCAATCAAATCAACAACAATTAAATCCATTGCAATCAAAACAACTGCAATCAAATCCATTGCAATCAAATCCATCGCAATCGCCAAATTTATCGCATTCAAATTCAAACCAATTAAATCTATCGCAACAACAATCTGATTCGTTACGATTCGATCCATTTTCATCGCAAATTAATTCGTCGCAAACATTGCCATGGGAGAAACAAGAAAAGAAAAAAGCAAAAATAACAATACCAATACCCAACACACTTCTCATTGACGTAAAAACACGAATATCTCATTTTATGACTAAACCTTATACTCCATCTATGTCCATACCAAATGCCGGTACTGGTAAAGTATATTTCAATTCATTGCGTCCATATAAGCAATATATCATTGACAATGTGTCCACCGATAAGGAACCGCGAATGAGGCAATTTTTTGACCGAGACAGATTTCAAACATTTGTTGCAAAGTTGCCCAAAGGTGTAAATGAGTTATCAGAAGCCAACCGGCGCCATTATATTAGCGAAAATATACGTCTCACATTAAATACATTATTTGCAAAAGGAGGACTCTTTTATATATATGGGAAGCCATATACTATTATGGAAATCAAAATGTATCCGGAGGAATTTGATGTGGTCCCATTGCCGAAAATAGATGACAAAAGAAATGAAGCGGATGAGCTCAGGAAAATGCTTGGATTGTCAAATAAGAGTGTTAAACCAAGCGTCAATCCAAGTTTCAACAACTTGAATCATTGGGTAAATGATAATTATAATAAAATAAATAATAGCGTCAAAAACAAAACATCCAAAATGAAAGATTCATCATCCAAATTTACAAATCTTGTGTCAAGTGAAGTAAAACGCTTGAAAACGAGAAAAATACTAAATAATTTTTCTGGAAGAAATTTTGAAAAAAGAAAAAATCAATACACATATTTGGATGATAATAATGTAAATAGTAAAAATAATAAAACCAAAGATAATAAAACCGAAGATATCGAAATGACAACAATTAAAAATCCAGACCCAGAACAATCGCAGCATACAGAGACATTTAATCCAATTCACAATAATATAGGAGGAAGAAAAACAAAAACCAAAACAAAAAAAAGAATAAATCGCAAAAAAAATAAAACAAAACAAAAGCGGGGAGGTGGTAATACACAATCAAATGGAAGTGATTTTGATAAATTGTTTAAAGCTTACATAGACAAAAATTTAAAGCAAAACCAAAAACCAAAATACGATACATGGACGGATACAGAATCGCGTGCTGCGTTTAAAATACTGGTGGAACTTATTTTAATTCCCGGAAAGAACCCAAGCGAAGAACAATTAAAAGAATTTAAGTGTAGAAATACCTATGAAAATATAAAAGAATCGTATGCACAACTAACAGGCAAACCATATTTGCCCATGCCAATGCATTTTGTTGATAATAATAATAAAAAGCAATCAGTTGATAATAAAAAACAAAAGCCCGTTTTGAAAAAAAAACATTAACCTCTATAACGCCAAGTGTTACTCCGGAGCAACACTAAAATTCATTGGATAATTATTTAATTATTAACATTTAATTTCCGGCGTTCTAGACATTTCCCATATATATTCAATTATTTGCATTGAACAATAGCAATAAAAACAATTTAAAATGAAACAAGATATATTATTATGGCACAATGGAATTTATCTTGGATTTCTGATTTTCAGGGGAATGATTCAACCTTTATTGTTTTGATGGGAGATGAACCCATATTTCACCATCATTTTCATTTCACATTGAATGAACGTGGTAAATTTGCCATTGATAAAAGCGAATTTTCATTTGAGGAATTTAATGAATTTATTTGCGAATTAGAACAAGGAGAATCAACTGAATTTTATTTTGACGATTTCTATTGGTGTGATAATTTAGAATATTGCTCAGATTCAAATAAATTTACATTTTGTTGGATGGAGGAAAGCAAATTTACTATTCAACTAAATGAAAATATGCGATTCCAATTTGCAAAAGTGTTTCGCGATTTTTTGGCGCATATGATGGAATTGTCCAACAAACTCACAATGCCCCATGTTGATTGAAGAAAATTCTGCGAAATTTCTCGATATATTTGTCTTTTAAAATATGCGTCTTCAAATAATTGGCATTAATTTTATCTTCCAACATATGAATAATAAAGTATAATGAGTACATACCACATTCCGTGTTGCCATATTGATGCTCCACCGGATAATTTTGATCGAAATGGAAATGAATCGGCTTTGCCAATTGTTTTCCCTGATTCATTATGGTCAGCACTAATTTTAATATTTGCGCGGGAATTTTTGCTCCCGCACTATCAAAATAAAAAATAGTACTATTTTTAACATTCACAAACATGGAGACCCAATGACTTCCCCCTTTTGTATGCGGGTCTAAATTGAATATAATGCCGATTTTTTTATGCCCCCGATTTAAATGACTGCTTAATTGAAAATGACATAATTCGTCCCAAACACATTTCCCGTGCAACATTTTAGCGTCATAATCAATTGGAGATGGACCAATAAAATCAAAACATTTATATTTCTTTTCATACTGACTCATCACTTTTACAATATCAACACTGGAAAGCCATTCATTTGGATTTTTTTTCCATTCTGCAGGTGATTCCGGTGCAAATGCGTCCAACAATTCATTTTCAAGTTTTGCATTATTTTTGACCATTTGTCTCACCCAACATGACTCCTTGTTACATGTTTGTGCATAAAAGGATTTCAACTGATTCCAAATTATTTTGGGTTGTGTGCTTGTGATGGGTTGATCTGGATATCGTGCATTCCACATGGCACGCATTTTCATTAAATCTTCATCGGAATAACAAGTATATTCAGAACCATTATTTTCTGGACTACATTTCAGTTTATGAAATGCTTTTCTAGTATTTTTATTTTTTTTCTTTTTTCGCATGTTTTGCCTGTGCGTTTTTCTTTTGTGCATATTATAAACCAATATTAAAAAATTAATTGTCATCCTCTTCCTCTTCCTCCTCCTCCCCAACATTTCCATTGGAGATTTGTTGTTCTTCCTGGTCATAATCGATATCATCTTGTATTTCAATTTCCGGCGTTTTTTCAGAACAATCCAATGCCTTTAAATAATAAACGGATTTCGCCACAAATGCGTCAAATGAATCACGCACTTCCAACATAATATTTTCGGGTGCATTTCCCGAAATCATTTGCGTAAACAGCTCTTCCACCCGTGGACGATAGGATTCCATTTCTTTCCTTTTTTTTTCATTGGCTGTATTTTTCAATGTTTTATTCAATTTGAAAAGCTGATTTTTGCTAATCAAGCAATTTAATGTTAGTTTGTGAATGAAATCATCCGCCATACAATAGAAGTGAGTTTTATGTTTTTGAAATACAACGCATTATATAATGAAATCAAATCTGTTTCGTTCAATCATCCTTTGCACATAATTCTGAAAATACATTGGAACGGGCAGAATTATTTAATGTTATTTGACCGGAATAAAATGTTAATAATTATTTATGTTATTTTTGCTGTGTTTGTGGTGCAAAATAATTAATAAATAAAAATTATTGTTTCTCCGGAGTAACATTTGGTGTTATAGAGGTTATTATTTATATTATTTTAATATATGGAAGAGCTCCAAGTGCTCAACGCATTATTTTTAAAATTTGAGTTGACATTTCATATATTGAGTCAAAGCGAGAAAAAAATAATATATAAAACCCAAAATGATGAGCGATGCATTATTACAATAGATTTAGTAAAAAAACCAATCAAACATCTTTATGTGAAAAGTTTGGAAAAATGTGACCCCAATTCGGGGACGGAAATATTATTGGAAATAATTGAATTTGGAAAAAGAATAAATGTTCCCTTTATTCAATTAACGGATGCGTCCTATATAGATGGATTGAATCTTTTTGTGTTGGAAATATTAACCACAGGACAATCGTGGTATAATCGTTTTGGATTTATGTCACCCAACCACTCAGAAGAAGTTAAATTCAATGCATATATTGCACAATTGCCATTTGCAACTTTGACGGATTATAAAAATTACCTAAGAAGCATCCACCAATTTCCAATGATTGCTCAAAGAAAAAAAATAACCGGCAATTTAACGAGTGGCAACTTGCAGTCTGAATTTTTGGGTCAATTTCCACAATTCAATCCTGATGATTCCATTCAACACATATTGACTCAATTGAAACAACAATATTTAAATAAATATTCTACGGAAGAACTCGATGAGGAACAAATGGAGGTGGTGGAAGATTTGTTGGAGTATTTGGAACATCTCATTTATTACGATTCCGATTTATATTATCATATCAAGAAAATGGCGGGCGGAAAGAAGCGAAGAATATGCAAAAGCAAACGCAAAAAGAGAAAGAGAAAGAATACTCATAAAAATATATAAAATAATTTCAACAGATAATATATGTCACATATTTATTTCCAGGGAATCGATCGATTGCCCTTGGAATTACTTGATCTCATTATGGAATACATCCCCATATCATTTCGTCTTACATTCAACCGGCATTATTACAATTTACATCATTCGCAATGCATACGTAATTCAGTGCCAAAAGCGAAATTTGAAACATTTATTCGAGCTATGATTCATCAAGATAATGATTTTATTGTGGGGCATTTATTGCAAGAAAATTGGAATTTATGGATTCGTTTGACAAAATATTACCACAAAGCATGTGTTTATGCGAATTATATTACATTTTTAGAATTTTATGCGGAAGAAGTGGGTTCAAAGAAATGTGAAGAATTAATTTATCAATGGAATCAAAATAATATTCCTCTGCGAAAAGGGAATAGAAAAATAGTTGAATATATTTTATGGAGCGATTAGATTTTAATGTATTGCTCAATAGAACAAATGAAGCACAACAAATGATAGATTGGTTGCAACAATTTGAATTGAATAAAAGCAATTTGACTTCCAAACGCAGCATTTATGTGTATGGAGAACCAGGAACAGGTAAAACAACATTTGTTTTGGATTTATTAAAAAAGGCTGGATATGATGTTATTAGATATGATGTCGGAGATTCTCGCAACAAATCTGTGATTGAAATGATTTCAACTCAGCAAATGGGAGATAGAAATGTTTTGAGCATGTATCGGAAAGAAACAAAGAAAATAGCCATTGTCATGGATGAAATTGATGGAATGAATAGTGGAAATAATGGAAGTGGTGATAAAGGAGGGATAAGTTCATTAATTAAAATGATTCGTCCGAAGAAAACTAAAAAACAGAAAATGAAAGAAGAAACAACAATGGTGCCTATTATTTGTATTGGAAATTATCATACAGATAAAAAAATAAAAGAATTAATTAAAGCGTGTTTTCCAATTGAATTAAAACCACCCACAGAAGAACAAATTATTTCAATATTAAATCAGATTCATTTGGTTCCCAATTCCAAATTATTTAATTATATTCAAAAAGATTTACGAAAATTAAAAACAATTGTTGAATTATACAATAAAAATCCGAATGTATTAAATGACTCTATATTGATGCCAAAATTATATAATGACAATATGGGTGATATTGTTGGGAAATTATTTGCAAATGATTTCCCATTAGAGGAACATTCTGGTTCAATAAATGATGGCGATAGAACAATTGTTGGGCTGCTTTGGCATGAAAATATCGTAGATATTATTTCTAAAAAAGACAAAGAAAAATCCGTTCTTTTTTACATGGAAGTATTAGATAATATTTGTTTTTCAGATTATATTGATCGGGTTACGTTTCAAAAACAAATTTGGCAATTGAATGAAATGAGTTCTATTGTAAAATTATATAAAAATAATCATTTATTTCATGAGAAATGGTGTGATAAAAGACTCAATTCAAATCAGATTTTATCATCCAATATGCGTTATACAAAGGTATTTACTAAATATAACACAGAATATAACAATGCAAATTTTATACAAATGCTTTGCCAAGAATTTGGTATGGATAAAAGCGATTTATTTTCTTTTTTTGAAAATTTGAGAACACAATATAAAATGGATGATATTGAAACAATGCTTAAAAATGACATTGTGGGGGATAAAGATATACGTCGTATGTATCGATATTTGGATAAATTTACAAAAGAAAATGCAGAAACGGAAGAAATGCCAATAGTTTGTCAAGAAGAATTATATTAGAATATTTGGCATTACATTTTTAACAACGGATTCATAACATTCTTGACAATACCAATGCCAAGAATAATTTGCTTCAAATTCTTTTTGACATTTGAAACATTTGATTGTATTATGTTTGTCTTCTATTGCGTTCATATCGGATGCAGATGCATTAATTTCGTTCAAACGATTCTCCAATTGTTTCTTTTCTTCCCCCAATGTTTTTACTTTTTTAAATAATTCTTGAATGAGTGTATTTTTTTGCTCCAATTTTAATTCATACGATTCTTTAATTGATTTGATATTGATATTGAATGCATCTGCATTATTCGCATTATTCGCATTATACATTGATGCAATTTTTTGTTGCAATTGAAACGCCTCCATTCGCTTTTCACGCTCTTTTTCTAATTTTTTTAAATGTTCAAATACTTTTGGTTTATTTTCCGGCTTTCCCTCTTGATATGATTGAAGAAGTTGGTTCATATCGCGTGTATAAAATTGTTTCAATTCAGCATCTTTTACAAAATCATCTACAACAAATCGCGATGGAATTGTTTTCGTTTGCTTCGGATTTTCCAATAATAACTTTTCTTTGTTTAATGAATTGTGTTGATGAGAACAGACTAAAATTGTTTTCAATGTGTCCAATTGAACCATAGGAATGGTATATTTCTTTAAAAATGCATTTTCTTCTGCACACGCAGAATCTTCATCATACTGCGTTTGATTCAACAATTCTCTACGAAAAGCAAATGTCGCTGCTGTTGCGTGATTGGGTCCGTAAGGTCCACATTGATATATTCTATCTTTGGAATCAAAATAAATATGCATTTCAGACGAGCCAGCAATAAGACACCTTGGGTTTAATTGGAGCATTTCAACTGCATGAGATATCCGCTCCGGCGGATAATAGTCATCATCATCCATATAAATTAATATATCTCCGGTAGTTTTGGAATGCATAAAATTGCGTTTTTTGCCAAGCTCCATTTTTTCATCCACATAAAAGTATTTTACTTGAGGAATATTTTGTACTAAATCGCTTATTGGATCTGTCCCATCATCTATAATAATCCATTCAATTCGGTCTTTCGGATATGTTTGGTGTAAAAAACATTTAATCATAAATGGAATGAAGGGTCTTCGATTGAATGTGGGAGTGCACAAACTAACAAATGGTAATTCTCTTTTTGCCTTTGCAATTTTCTTTTTATTTTTAGACATATTTAAATAAAATATATTTGTATTATTTTTTATCCGCACAATGTAATTCATTTATGGCTTCCATTGAAAACAATGAAATGTTTCTTGCTAAATTGGCAGAATGGGATTATTTGGTCAATCAATCAGATGACCCGCAAGATGACCCGGATACAAATATAATGGACGGAGTTTCGTTTGAAAATGCTGCATTAGAGGGACCAAGTGTTAGTTTTAATCGGATGTATTTAAACAATGTGGCAATTCTTCATTCCAAATTTCAAACAATCCAAATGAAAAAAGCACATTTTGAAAATACCAAAATAATTCAGTCAAAATTTATTGATTGTGATTTATTCGGCTCTTTCATTGGATTTGACATGTGGGTTCCATGGAGGATGGAATTGTTATTGTCGGAAGATGGAATGAGAGCAAATAATCCAATACAAGATGTTCCATTTCAATTTGTCTCTTTTTTTAATTGTCTCATCAATCATTGTATATTTAGTCGTCGGAGAATTGAGCATTTGATAGTGGATGATAATTCTGAAATGAATAAGTGTAAATTTGATTTAACTATGGCAACAGAGTGCCAATTTATGAATAGCCAATTAAATAATTGGGTTAGTTCGTTGGGAAATTTCTTGGATTGTTCTTTTAATAATTGTCAGATGACAAAAGGTCAGTATATGGGAACTCCTTTTACTCAATGTGAGTTTCAAAATTGCAAAATGGGCGAATCTATATTTATGAGCAACATTCAACATTGCAAACTAACATATTGTCAATTGATTCAATGTTTGTTTCTTTCAAGTGAAATGAAACAAGTTCAATTTATAAATTGTGATTTTTCGGGTTCTTCATTTGACAAATATATGCAAGATGCAAATGGATTATTTCAAGAGGTCATCTTTAATAATTGCATATTTGTTGGGTCTTCTGTTGCAAATGTTCATTTCAATCATTGTCAATTTATCCGATGCAATTTGTCTGATGTTGTATTGAATGGATGCCAGTTGGAAAACGTTATATTTGATGAAGCCTGCCGGTTCAATGAAGGAACAATATTAGATAATGTTATTCAAGAAAATGTGACCGGATTGCGCTTAGGAGAAGAAGTGGAAGAAGAAGTGGAAGAAGAAGACTTAGCATTGCATCAAGAAAATAGACAAATACAATTCCAAGTTCATCAATCCTTTGCACCAATTTTAGACAATTATGAACGATTATTAGAATTATTAAAAAAGGATGAAGAAGCACTTCCCATTACCGGGGGATTTTTCGATGAGGATGGGCACAAACTATCAAAACATTTTGCGGATGATTTTTTATATCTTTGCAATCAATTGGATGAAGAAGGACTTCCAAATAAAACATTGCAGATTACAATAAATAATGGAAGAAGTGAAAAAATAGACACATATTACAATTTGTTAGTTGTGATTGCAAAACGCGTCAATATAATGAATTTAAATAAAAATATGGTGAATTTAGTGACTGGAAAAATATATGAATTATCTATTCGCCAATTTTTAACGGCTATATTTATATTTGTCCAACGCCAAGAAAGTGAAATGAAACATTTATATTTGGATATATTTATCAAAGATTGTTGGACGGCTTATAACGGGGATGTAAATTCTCCCTCTTTTGCAACAATGAGTTGTCCCAATGGCATCATTGAACGATTTTTGTTGAGTTTGAAAGCCTTGTTAGTTACAAATCAATCTAAAGAATATGTTGAACTGCTAGATATCATCAGCAATCGGAAAGATATCAAGCCAGTATTGGATGAAATGGGATATAAATGTTATGAGTCCTATTCACAATTAGACGAATTTACAGAATGCATGATACAATCTTATGGGCAAAAAGCATCCGAAAATTCAGAATTGCCAGTATTAGATGAAAATGTTAGAAATAAAATTATTGATTATTGTAATACGACATTTCAATACCTCGGAGGAGGAGTCGGAAAAAAATATAAAAAGAAAAAAACGCGCCGAAACACAAATGGAATTAATAAAACCCGAAAATTAATCTAAACAAATTTTAACTGAAATTCTTTCGAACGTCTCAATTTACGTCCGCCTTTTTGCGTCTCAATTGGATTTATTGGTAATGTTTCTGGAGCTTTCATTGGAGCAATTGATTCCTCCGTATTTGCTGTATTATTTGTCTCTGTATTATTTGTCTCTGTATTATTTGTCTCTGTATTATTTGTCTCTGTATTATTTGTCTCTGTATTATTTGTCTCTGTATTATTTGTCTCTGTATTATTTGTCTCTGTATTATTTGCAATATTTTTTAATTCTATATTATCTTCACCATTGTCTGGAACGGAAAATCGCACATGTTTATCTCCCACACTTCCGCCGTTTGATTTAATTTTGCGGATACTTGCGCCTGGAGCAGCAATATCATCCATTGTCGGAATGTTACACATGCTCAGCAACTTATTCTTATCTAATTTTAATACTTCAGATTGAATTGACTTTGCACGAATTCCAACTGAAAAATCAGAAGAGGAAGGCATTTCATTGGAATACAAGCCCATGAACCATGCTACAAATATGCCAACTAAAATTGGAATGGCGGAAGCGTTGCCAAAATTATTTACACCATTATATAACAAACTAACACTTGCCAACACAAAAAAGAAAAATTGCTTATATTTCAAGGTTTCTTTAATAAAATCAAAGAGTCCACGGATTTTATTGGATGGATCATTTTTAACTACATATGTTGCATACAATGGAGCAAAAAAAGCATACAACGTCATAATGCATGCACTTGCAAACACCGAAAAGCAAATGGGTATGATACTGAACCACACCAAAACCAATTTCATGAATCGTAATATATGTATGTCTTTATATGCCTCCCATTTACTCTCGTCCGTTTCTGATGGAACACGAAATAATTGCAATATATTTGTAATGTGATAAATGGTGCTGCAACCCAATGCATATAAGAAAATAAAAAACCATATAATATAATGCAAAAATCCATACAGAATCATCACTGCAAATTCAGGAAGAAAGCTCAAGCCATAAAATATTGTTGTGATTGCCGAAAATATTTTTGCCAATAAATCCCCATATACAGATGATAAATAAAGAGGAATGTTTGAAAACATACTTGAATCAGCATGTCCTGAATCTTGCAATGAACATAAAAAACTATTTGCAAAACTATCTAAAAATATTTGTGAATTAAAAATAGCCTTTTGTGACATGGTTTCTTTTGGCTCTGCAAACATTTCTGGTTTCATAATATGTATGTCAATAGGCAAATCCTTTTTTAATATTCGGTCATACATTGTATATGGTGCCAACTCCGAATCCGTTGGCAATATATTGGCTTGAGCAATTTTGCTACAATACAAGCCAATTGTTCCAAATAAAAATACGCTAATGCCAATTGTAAAAATAATGCTAATTGCATAATTTTTGAAAAATCCAGAAAAATTTAATTTGCCCGGTTCATTTTTTTTTTCATCAATCGAACTCATTTGCTATAATTATTAGATATTTTATATTTATGAAGCAAACATCATTCCCACATTTCCACCAACAAATTGAACCAAATTATATCTTTCCTCAAATAAATACAAATTGAAATTGTAATCATATATTCGCCATGTCGGCTTATTGATACCAATTATATTTCCCGTTTCTGGGTCACATATTGTTAAACTTTGCGCCAATGGATCCAATGGCGGAATAATGGTCGTAAATTCCATTTCCACTTTATTAAATAGACTCATATTTATAGCACCCGATGGCTGCATTTCTGTGTTATTACTATTCATGCCAAAATGATAGCAATATAAACCATCTGGTGCATTTCCAGTGCTTCGAGTATATTTTTCAATCAAATTAAAAACGCCTGCCGGCTGTATATTTTCCCTATATGAACCATCTAATAAAATGCCCATACCTATTAATATCTGTTTGTCATTTTGCCGATCATATGTTTGAGTGATTAAATGACCAGTGCTCAAGCCACTCGGATTCACCCCTGGCCCAATTTGAACTGGTGTCAATACCCCATTAATATTACGATAAATAGTATATATACCCGATGTTGGTGCTTGAACAACATTCAATGGCAAATAATTATATGGCCAGTTTGAATAATTCGACCATTGATTACGCAAATTGGCATCACTTCTCTGAAAATAAAACATCCAACCAGAAACCAATCCAAGAGATTCCAGCGATATTTTATTCGGACCGGTGACATTATAAAACTGCTTTTCATGCACTTGTTTTATTAAATATTTTTTATCTTGAAGTGCAAATATGCGCTGTTCATCTTCCGATAAAAAAGCATAATTGCAAACTAAATGAATATCCGCATTCCAATTGACTCTTCTGTCTGGATAAGAGGTGATATCTAAACTAACATCGGGAGGCGGGTGTAAAAACCGATGCATTTGCATGTACCATGTATTAAAATTGGGTGCAACATAAGGATAATTATTTGTCGCATCCATCACATCACGAATCACAAACAATTCATTCAATGGACGCAACGTAATTTGTATTTGAAGTTCATTGTATTGTAGAGATGTCAATGGAAACGCCATTTGAGATTTTGAACTGAACCAACAATTTAGTGGGATTAATAGTACATCGCCGCGAATTGATGGCTCTGAACCTGCTAATTGTTCTGTGTAATAGGCGTTTGGATATGCATTGACGCGTGATTGAGCATTTGCCGGATCTACCAATTCTGGAATGTGTCCTATCATTTTTTCAAATAAATTGAATTTGGTATTTATCAAATCGCGCTGTGCTGCTGCTAATAAATAATCGCCCGAATATTCTTGTAATGTGGAATTGCCACAGGATATAGATATTTTGCGAATCATTTTGGCTCCAATAAAATCAATCCATTTAAATTCATATGGTGCCCATTGCTCCACATTTCCCAATCCTTGTGCAGTTGTTTCTTCAGTGATTTGTTGCGGGGGCAATATGGGAGACCATATATTTGGCAAAGTTACGGAAAGGTAAGTATCCATCAACATATCTGCATAACGCTTCATTTTAAATGTAAATGTGGAATCTTCTGTGGGACGCAATGTTTTCAATCCTTCATAATCAATTCTAAATTTTTGCATAGCAAAATTTGTAATTTTATGATATGTGAAATTAAAAAAAGATTTAGTCGGATTTCCATTCAATATTACATTTTGTTGTCCTTGGCTTACGAGTTGCATAATTCCACCGGGCATTTCTGAATTATACTAATAAATGATATTTAATTTTAAATCAATTTATTTATCGTTTGATTTTTAGATAAAGAAATCTATTATATTATAAATAATTATGGACAAAATAAAAATGCTGATGAACCAAACCATTTACAGCCGTGAGGAAGCAGAACAAAAATTGCAGCAATTTGACGGAAATGTAGAAAATGCAATAAAAGATTATTTGGGAATTCCACTTCAAAAAGCACCCATCAAAATACATCCTCAACAAGAAATATACAGACAAATACGAACCAAAATGGATACCTCTATGCGCGAATATAGAGATAAAAATCCACTCGATATGAATCAAGTAATACAAAATATACAAGAATCTGAATCCAGGAAAAATAATTGAAATATTGCGATGTATTTCAATAGAATATATGAAATTTTCGGATATGACATCCAGATATATTTATTATGATGAATGTGGCACATTTTTTGGATTATCATACTGACCATATTATAATCTGAAAAATGGGGATATCAAACAAATAAATATATAAATGCATTTAAAGCCAATTCATTTATATATAAAATATGGACAAACAAGACAACGAAGCACCTATTTTTTCTTCATGGGATGAATTAAATTTAGACACCAATTTATTGCGAAGCATTTACTCTCATGGATTTGAGAAACCAAGTCCAATTCAAAGCAAGGCAATCTATCCTATTTTACAAGGACGAGATTTAATTGCACAGGCTCAATCCGGCACTGGAAAAACTGGCACTTTTTCTATTGGGGCTTTGGCGAAAGTGAATTTGGAAGAAAATGTTACCCAAGTTATTATATTAGTGCCAACGCGTGAATTAGCGGAGCAAATTACTTCTGTGATCACTGGACTATCCAGCTTAATGAATGGCATTTGTATAAAGACAATTATTGGAGGCACATCAATTCGTCAGGATGCAGAAAGTATCTGTCAAACACCCCCACATATTGTTGTTGGATGCCCAGGAAGAATATGTGATATGATTAAGCGGAGACATTTGTCCACCGATCAATTAAAATTGGTGATATTGGATGAAGCGGATGAAATGCTTTCCACTGGATTTCGCGAACAAATGCACCATTTTTTTAAATTTGTGCGTCCGGAAGTGCAAGTTGCATTATTTAGCGCAACATTGCCAAATAATATATTTGAAATCACAGACAAATTTATGCGAGATCCGTTGCGTATTTGTGTGAAAGCAGAAAGTTTAACATTGGATGGAATCAAACAATACTATGTTGCGTTGGATAATGACCGGCAAAAATATTTAACACTGAAAGACTTATATCAACAATTTTCAGTTTCTCAATGCATCATATATGCAAATGATGTGACACGAGTGATTGATTTATATGAGGCAATGAAAGCGGATGGATTTCCGGTTTGTTGTCTACATAGTAAAATGACTGCCGTTGAACGAGATAAAGTATTCAAAGAATTCCGCAAGGGAACATCCAGAGTGCTGATTTCCTCCAATTTGACTTCTCGCGGAATTGATATACAACAAGTGGGTGTTGTTATTAATTTTGATTTGCCAAGAGATGTCCATAATTATTTACACCGAATTGGGCGTTCAGGTAGATGGGGGAGAAAGGGAACTGGAATAAATTTTATTACAAGACACGATGTTCCCAAAATAAAAGAAATTGAAGAATATTATCATACCCAAATAGTTGAACTCCCTGGCAATTTTCAGGTATAATTAAATTTAATGTTTTATTTTCTTTGTTTTATTTTGAATGCATCTGCCAGTTTTTTCATTTCTAATTTTCCCTGATTTACAAGGTTTTTTTTGTTTTATTTTGTTGCATCTGCCTGTCTTTTTATTGAGAATTTTTCCAGATTCGCATATTTTAATTGTATTCTTTTTTTTGCGAGGAGTTGATAGGGGGCTCATTGTGGCAAATTTGTGTCTATAATTTTCAGTCAAATGCAAAACTATTTTTAAAAATTGTTCTCTTTCTTCATTTTTTAAGTTTTTATTCATTTTTATTTCTTCATGCAGACGTGTTATTTCAGATTCAATGTAATTCGCATTTGTTTCCATATTTATTTCAATATTCATAACAACTAACAAAAGTTCAATAATAAAAAATCTTTTTGAAGTTCCTTTAGATGTAGAAGAAATAAAGGTCATTAATTGTGGTTCAATTTCATAGAATTCTTTAAAATATTTTTGCAATGTATCATGAATGTAATATGTATATCCTCTGGCAATATTTCGAAGATAATCGGATATTTCTGAATCAGTCATTTTATCAAATGTTTTGTAAATTAATTCCATTATTTTTTCGCTTGAAATATGTGGATTTTTCAAACACAATTCAGCAAAAAACATAGACCAAATATTACAATATCCTGGTTCATTTGATTTCTTTGGTTTCAAACTATTTTCTTCATAATATTGCAATCCTTTTATCATTGGACAAACATCTGATGCATATTTTATTTTTATTTTTTTGTAGGAAATATGTTTTGCGTCAAGTAACAATTCCATTCTTACACTAAAATAGGTCAGCATAGATGATATTTGTTCATTTATTATTTTACTTTTTCCGTAATATTTGTCTCCATGAGGTTCAAATAGTTCCAATTCTCCCTTATCTGATCTATAAATTAATAAATTTCCATGAGATTCAGTTGGTGACAAATGTAGAAATATCGGAATAATGATGATTCCTGTTTTTGATTGTTCCAGGCATTGTGCAATGGTTGTTGTTGCGGCATCAATTGCGTTCAAATTATTTTCAATTTCATACATTGATTTCCCGGGGGATAAAGATAGATTGAACCCTATTTTTTTAGTGGGACCAAATATAATACATTCTTGTTTGTATTTTTTGAATAAATATAAATAAAATAAATAACTAATTAATGGATTTCCATCATATCCGATAATTTCATCTGCCAGTTTATCGTATTTATTTAAATGCTTTTTCATTTTTGCATAAGGGACTGGCATTTGCAAATCATTCATATATTTATTGTATATTATATTTATATCACATAATATATATATGGAAAAAAAATGTCCAGAAGGAAAAATATTGAATAAACTAACAAATCGGTGCAATAAAGTGAAAACAAATAAAAAAAAGGAATGTCCAGAAGGAAAAATACTGAATAAACTGACAAATCGGTGCAATGAAGTGAAAACAAATAAAAAAAAGGAATGTCCAGAAGGAAAAATACTGAATGAAAAAACAGGAAAATGCATTCAAAATAAAACAAAAAAAGAAAAGAAACTAAAAACAACAAGCAAAACAAAAACAATAAGTAAAAAGATAATCAATCAACCAAATCTGGAACAATTGCTGGCAAATCCAAGCATGCGAAAAGCAAATGTTTTTCAAAAGATATGTAATGAAAATACCCGTGGTTTTTGTTTGGATTTTGGTGGTTACAGAGACAATATTAAACATTTTTTCAACGATTATTTATTGGACCCAGCATTGGTCACAGAAATAAAACGAATTGGTAGCATAAGCAGCAATGGATTCATTACACAAATTAAATATAGACGAAACAATTTCCACGCATTTTCTGTTATAAAAAGCAGTGAGCCAGAGAGGGACAATTTGGTGTATGAATATATTGTGGGAAAATTTGTCAATCAATTTGTTCCCATTTTCCCATGTTTCATTGAAACATATCCGCAAATTTATTTGTATGAGTCTGTCCAGAATTTCAAGAAAATCAAAAAATTGCCAAAAAAAGCATATCCATCTACCATTCTCAAAAATTGGAAAGAAGTAAAAAATGGATTGAAATACTTGGGTTTTCCAAATTTGAACGCAATTACAAACAACGCTTGTTTATATGGCAAACAAAATAAAATATCCATTATGTTGCAACATTATGACAATTTCATTTCATTGTTTGATTATATTTTTGATAAAGCAAGACCCAACAACAGAACGTTTGATTATCCGAATATTCTTTTTCAGGTATATTTTGTGCTGAGTGTGTTGTGTAACGAATACACCCATTATGATTTGCATGCTGGCAATGTAATGCTATTTAAACCATATATTGGTGATAAATACATTGATATGCATTATCATTGTTCCAATGGAAAAATATTTACATTTTCCACCGAATATATTGCCAAAATCATTGATTATGGACGTAATTATTTTCATGATATGCAAACTGGATTCAATTCAACTCGATTGTATAAGCATTTCTGTTTGAACCCTGGTGCACCCGAATGCACATCGGATTTTCGACCAAGCGTAATAAATGTCTGTGGAACCAACGCGGGTATTTTTCGAGGAGAAATAGGATTGCCAGAAGGTTCAAAACATTACATCAATCCATATAAACGCAACATGTCCCATGATTTGCGTTTGGTCAATTTGATGAAAGAAATATTGGCGAGAGATTGTGGATGGCATTTTTCGATCCAATATGAGAGTAAATATGGAACAAAAGAAGTTGAAAACGGAACAATACCGGATGTGATATATAATGTGAATGATATGGTGGAGCAATTGAAACAAAATTTGAATATATGGAATGCACCGGATCAATACAATAAATATTTATCCCCCAATTGGCAGAAAATGGGAGATATGCATGTATATGAAGATCGACGACCTTATCGATTTGTTGCAATGCACTGAAAAAAAAATGAAATTATTTTCTTCGCCACAGAACTTGTATTAAGAACATGAATAGCCAAATTAAAGATATTTTACTTGATCTTTCATCGAAATACGGATTTAATTCAGATGAAGCTATGAATTACGTTGAATCCAAATATTTTCAAAATGATTTTGTTGAATTATTAAATAATTATTCAAAAATGAATATTTTCGGACACCTTCTTTCACGAACCGCACTATTTCTGGTGTAATTTTTAGATTATGATTTCTCCTTATTTTTCTTTGTAAGGTTTTATTTTTCTTATATGTTTTAACCCATTGTACTAATGATTAATATTTACAATTGAATATTTTACATGTATTACGCATATCGTTATTATGTTTCAAATAATATTGAACATCACTTAATTTATAATCTTCGGTATGGTGCTTCATGATTTTATAAATTATAAAATATTTAAAAAATAACTTATGCATAATAATAAGAAATGGAAGAATTACAAAAAGAAAATGACGAGTTGAAAAACAAAGTGCAAGAGTTGGAAGAACGACTTAAAAAATACACAAATGGAGAAAATCACAAACGATATTACGAAAAAAATAAAGACAAAATAAAAGAACAAGGATCTAATTATCTGAAGAAACTTAAGGAAGAAAACCCAGATAAGTTAAAGGAATATAGACGCAATTATTATTTGAAAAAGAAAGAAAAAGAAAAGATGAATAATGATGTTTGTGAAGAAGATAATAAATCAATAATTTAAAAAATTGAATTGAAATTATTGTTATTTAACAATAACAATACGCATATACAATTAAAAATGCAAGAGGATAATACTGACAAAGAATTCGTGTATGTAATGTCTAATCCATCATTTGAAGTCAACATTTTAAAAGTTGGTTGGTCAAGAAAACACCCTGCAATAAGAGCAAGCACCTTATTTACGTCTGGATTACCAACCCCTTTTGTAATTGAATTTATAATAACTAATTGTAAATGATGAATATGATATGAATTGTTTGCAAAGAATATATTATGATGATGAAATCGACATAGGTATAGTATTTAAGACAGAATGTATAGAACGTGATATGAAAACTCATAAAAAAACTTTGGATTATCTATTAAATAATCATGAAGAATTAAAAAGAGAACTTGGAGGAAGACTATTTAGAAGTGATAATATTTCGTTTAAAAATCTTATATTAGAAACTGAAGAAAAATTGGATACTTTATTGAATAAATTTAGCGAAAAGAATATTTGCGTATAATTACTTAGAAATATAATATTCAGTAATTATACAAATGAAAAAACGGAAAAAGTCAAATACTCTGTTGAAAGTCATTAAGACATCTCTTAAAAGTATTTGTTTAGATCCAGAAACAATACTTACTCTGAACTCTTATTGCAAAAATCTCAATCTTATTGTGATACACGCATATCAGTTTTTACGATTGTATATACTACATAAATATCACACAAACCAGTCCCTTCCAAAAATAGATGATAAATTTATTGAACATATTATCAAGACAATTGCTGTCGGAGATAAAAGAGGAAGAAAATTAAACAACGATGAACTAACATTTTTTTATGAAAACCATTATAATCAAACCATACAAGGTGAGAAGTTGTGTTATTCCAAATATGGTAACGCAATTGGTTATACTGCTACTGCAATATTGACATGTTTAGAAACAAATATTAAAACTCACTTTACAAAACATTTGAGACGATTTATCAATATACAATTTGAAAATGATAGACATACGAAGGAAGAAAAACACGAACTCTACAAGAAAACAAAAATCATATTTAATGATCTAATGTATAATACTAACACATCTGAAAATGAATATAAATTATGGAAAGATGCAAACAAATCATTTCTAATACCAGAAAAAATAAAAAAGAATGTTCATTACGATTTGGAATGTTCGCCACAAAACTATTTGTATCCTATGATTTTTATGAGTTTGAAATTGGAAAAACAAGAGAAGAAATTATTTCAGTTTTGTCCCTTGCGAAAATCGCTTATACCAAAATACATGAATATTGACACGAAAACTCTTATTACGATGTTATTTGACACGAAGAAACACAAGACAACGCAAGGAAAATTGCTTGACAAATTGAATGAAAACAAAGAACTCATTTGGAATTCATTATTCAACATGGAAAAAATAAATAAACTCATGAAGACAGAAAGATATGTGTTTAATCATATGTTTTCTACTGATGGAGTAGGTTGTTCTTTGTTATTTGTAAGAGTAGATATGAAAGATAAAACTATTCAAGAAAATACCAATTCATCGTGTAGTGAATACGATTACATAACAGAATTACCAGAAGAAGAGTTAAACAACTTGAAAGATTATAACAAAGTCGCAATAGACCCTGGAAAAAATACAATTATGTTTATGACAGATGAAAAAGGACATACATTAAAATATACAAAAATGCAAAGGAGAATAGAGACATATGCAAAAAAGAAACGCCAAATTATTATGAAAACATTTGAAGAAAATAACATTAAACAAATAGAAGAACCATTAAATCAAACTTGTTCTATGACTTGTGATTACAATAAGTTTATTGATTATTTGAAAATGAGAAATAAGATTAACCAAGAATTACAAAAATATTATGAACAAGAGTTATTCAGAAAATTAAGATGGAGAAGTCATACATATACACAAAAAAGCGAAAGTATTTTAATCAATAAAATAAAGCGAACATTTGGAAAGAAAATTGTTATTGGGTTTGGATCATACCAACAAACGCAACAAATGAAAAAATGTATGCCTACGCCAAATAAATTATTAAAAGATTTATTAGCAAAGCATTTTAAGTTATGTATTGTTGATGAATTCAAAACATCTAAAATGTGTAGTTTTTGTTTAGAAGGTGAAACATGTTATTACAAACAAAGAGAAAACCCACGACCATTTAGAGAAGGTTTGGTGAATATACACGGATTACTAACTTGCACGAAGTGTAGTAAGTCGTCTCATTCCCATTTAATGAACCGAGACCTGAATGGAAGCAGAAATATTTTGTATCTAATGAAAGAATGGATACAGAATAGACAAAGACCTACTCTATTTTGTAGGAAACCAAAATTCATATCACAAGACGAGTGATAGACCCAAAGTTATAAATACCGAAAGAAAAGATTAAGAAAATGAGATTTTCACAAGTTATGAAATTTATTTTTTAATATGGTTTTGTCTCATTTTTCTTTTCGGTCGGTGTAATAATATTGAATGTCCAAACTTTGACGAATATCCAGATTTTAATGAGATGCCTCGTTTTGGTTTCGGTTCCGGTTCTAGTAAAAAAATAAATAATTCAGATGATGAAGTAAAACAATGGTGTCAATTATTAGAATTAGATGAAAGCGATAAAAATAATAAAAAGAAAATTAAAAAAGCATATACTGCATTGGCATTGAAAATGCATCCAGATAAAAACAATGGCAATTCAACAGCAGAATTTCAAGAAATAAATAACGCATATGCGAATTTGATTGCATTGAATGACAATAAATAAATGTAAAATAAATATTGAATGCATGTAAATAATCTTTTTTTTCACCCATAAATATAATTGAATGGATTTGATTCGATTATATTATTATACCAGTGTGCCAATTGTCACATGCAATTTATTATTTTACACCATATCCACACTTTCCACATCCATCACATCCTCCCAAAATGTGGTAAAATTTATTGCGGAGCACAAAGATTGCGACAGCATCATATTCCAGCATGAAATCAGAGACAGCGATTTGATGTATCGGCTGAAGCTGACTGAATTGTTAGTTCAACATATATTGAAAATGCATTGCCATTCTCAAGAAGAATATGACCAATTGTGTCTCCTCATTTCAACAGAGCATCCGATTTCAATGGAGGATGCAGAGTATACCCAACTAACACCCATTCCCCATTCTCCCATTTTGGAAAGAATCAACGCACCCTTGCAATTGGCTTTGTTTGCCGCGATGGAATCCGTGCATTCCATTGACGAATTATTACAACAATGTCAACGCAAAATTAAAGAATACAAACAATCCTATCGGAAAACCCTGTTGGCACTTTGTCTGCGAGAAGAGTTGTCCCTTTTAAAACGTCTCATAAATCAATTGAATGAACGGCGCACGTTATTGTTGCAATTGCTGCCTATTTTTTCTTCCCACGTTTATTTTTCTTCTGACACGTCGTCTTTGTCACATGTTCCAGTCTCCCGTTCGCTCGTTTAAATTGCGTCCATGTAATATTCTCTTGTGCCCCCTTGTATTCCGGTTCCGCAGCATCCGCCGCTGCGTTCAGCTTCTCCGATTTTCGCAAGGCGCTGTCGATGTATATTTCCTTGAGTAATTTCCCGAATTCAAACGCACCCGTATGTTTATCCAAACGCCCGTCTTCAATGTCTTGCAGCACATCCAATGCGCGAAATAAAATGTCCAAATCAATTTCATCTTTGCGGATTTTATTATAAATATCTGTGTAACACATGCAAAGAAATTGGCACTGAAGCATGGCTTCCAATTGCAATTGGGTTTCATCATGGGCAAATTGCGATTTTAATTGGAGCAATGTTTTCACATCTTTTCTCAATGGATGGCTATGCTTCAACTGACGTATGGAATCTGTATTGTCCACCACATGATTGGCATCAATTAAGTTCTGTAACTGAAGACGCTGATTATCGTCCATCTTATAATTATGGATGATGCTTTTAAGCGAAAATATGGTTAATATATATGGTATCAGAAACTGGAATGCCAGCTCAAACCAGAGAAGGCTACCCTGCTGGCGCAACAAGTATGTATCAAGCAGCGGCAATGAAACAAGCGTCCACTGCGGCAGCACATGCGAAATTGCTTGGGAAAGCGGGAGGAGCGAAAGTGGGAGGAACGAGAGTGGGAGGAGCAACCAATCGTCTTCAAGTGCCTGCACCACCATCTGGCGCTCCCAATGCATCAACTCTTGCCGGTCAATATAAAGATTTGGCGCGATTGACTGCCACGGCAAATGAAAATGCGAAATTGGAGGGGGGATTTCGAAAAAAGAAAAGCCGCCGAACCAGAAAGAACAGAAAAAGAAAAAAGAAAAGCAAAAGCAAAAGAAGAAAAATGCGGCAATTTTAATGTATGAAATATATAACAAATAAATGCCCTCTGCCACAAATTATTTGCATCTATTATTCGTAAATTTAGGATTTTTGGCTCAAGTGACGATTATGGTATATTTTAAATCCGCCTTGGAAATCAAAGAAAACTGGACATTGTATCGATGCAATCCCTCGTATTGGGTTTTTTCCGACAATGTTTCCGAAGATTTCACCTATTGTGTTCAAAACACTCAAATGAATATGATGGGCTATTTGTTGGAGCCATTGAATTATATGGTTTCCGCCTTGACCAACGTGGGAGCCGGATTCAGCGATTCCCTCAATAATGCCCGCGGCATGTTCAGTTCCATTCGCGGATTCATCACCGAAATTGTAGGCAACGTCTTTGGTGTCTTTTTAAATCTCATCATTGAATTCCAAAAAATCATCATCAGCATCAAAGATATGGTCGGCAAATTGGTTGGCATTGTGATGACCATTATGTATGTCCTGGATGGGTCCATTAAAACAATGGAAAGCGCGTGGGCTGGTCCGTCTGGGCAAATAGTTCGCGCCATTGGTTCTTGTTTCCATCCAGATACACTTGTGCAAACGATGGACGACCAATGGGTGCCAATGGGGTCCGTTCCGTTAGGCTCCGTTTTAAAAGATGGCGGAAAAGTGTTTGCTGTGCTTTCCATTGACAATGTGAAAAAAGAACCGGTGTATCAAGTGGGAAATACATTGGTGACGGGAGAACATTTTGTGTGGAGCCAACGGGCGAAAAAATGGATGCAAGTGAGAGATCTGGAGGAGGCAATTTTATGCTCCGATAATATTCCGGAATCCTTTGTGTGTTTAATCACAACCACTGGACGAATATGTATGGGGGACTGGATATTTTGGGACTGGGAGGATGATGAACTAACACAACAAATCTAAATATTTATATTCTGTCATTTGATGGTTTTGTGCCAAACGTGTAATGCGCAAAGGGTGAAATGCGGCTGCTGCCAGACATTGGCGTTTCATTTTTCAATGTCCAAAATAGATGGCATTTGCACAATAAGTGTAGTCTTCCAATTCTGAAATCACTGGTACATATTTTGCAGGTTCTGAATCGTATTTATAAAGGGGTTGAAACATTCATTGCAAACTAACATACATATATTTGGTTCAATCACAATAGTTCCAAATACTCTATTTCAGTCAATCCAAATGCTGCTGATTGTTTCACAATGCGACAAGGGTGGAACACAAGTCTTGCCAATTCTTCCGCAAAGTCCATATTTTTCTCTTTTAAAATAGCATAGTCAATTGTAGTCAAAAGTTCTAATAAATTGGGATTTCTTGAAAGAGCATCCCAATTCATTTTATCCAGATTTTGTTTCAATATGGGAATGGCATTGGGGTTGCTTGAAATATTATACCAATTTATTTTATTCGGGTTTTGTTCCAATAAGTGAATGACATTGGGATTCCTTGAGAGACAATCCCAATTCAATTTATCTGGATTTTGTTCCAATAAATGAATGGCATTGGGATTTTCTGAAAGCCACACCCAATTAATTTTATCTGGATTTTGTTCTAAAAGACGAATTGCATTGGGATTTCCGGAAAGACGAAGCCAATTAATTTTATCTGGATTTTGTTCCAATAAATGAATCGCATTGGGATTTGCCGAAAGCCAATTCCATTCGATTTTATCTGGATTTTGTTCCAATAAATGAATTGCATTGGGATTCCATGAAAGCCACATCCAATCTATTTTATTCGGATTTTGTTCTAACAGGTGAATAGCATTGGGATTTTGGGAAAGAACCCACCAACAAATTTTATCTGCATTTTGTTCTAATAAAGGAATGGCATTGGGATTCCATGAAAGATTGTTCCAATTAATTTTATCTGGGTTTTGTTTCAACAGAGGAATTGCATTGGTATTTTCTGAAAGACCCCGCCAATCAATTTTATCGAGGTTTTGTTGCAATATGGAAATGGCATTGGGATTTGCAGAAAGCCATATAAAATTATGCTTACATTTATCAAATAATTCATTCATTTTCACCGGAATACTATGAGATGCAACCCAATCAGAATAGTTCATGTGATGTACAAAATTGTTTTGTGTAAAATCAACAATCAATTTTATTCAAAAACAATATAAAGACAAACCAATAATATAGAATGTACGTTTATTCACAATAATTCCAAATACTCTATTTCAGTCAATCCAAATGCAGCGGATTGTTTCATAATGCGACACGGATGAAAAACGACCATTGCCAATTCTTCCGCAAAGTCCATATTTTTCTCTTTTAAAATAGCATAGTCAATTGTAGTCAAAAGTTCTAATAAATTGGGATTTGATGTAAACATCTTCCAACTGATTTTATCTAAATTTTGTTCCAATATGGGAATGGCATTTGGATTTTCGGACAACCGCTGCCAATCTATTTCATCTGGATTCAGTTCCAACAGGTGAATGGCATTTGGATTTTTTGAAAGCCAATGCCAATCAATTTTATCTGGATTTTGTTCCAATAAGGAAATGGCATTGGGGTTTGCTGAAAGAAATGTCCAATTTATTTTATCTGGGTTTAGTTCTAATAGGGGAATGGCATTGGGATTTTGTGAAAGCCAATCCCAATCCAATTTATCTGGATTTTGTTCCAATAAATGAATGGCATTGGGATTTTTGGAAAGAGACCACCAATGAATTTTATCTATATTCTTTTCTAATAAATGAATTGCATTTGGATTCCATGAAAGCCAAAACCAATCTATTTTATCTGGATTTTGTTTCAATAATGGAATGGCATTTGGATTTTGTGAAAGCATTTCCCAATTGATTTTATATGGATTTTGTTCCAATAAATGTATCGCATTGAGATTTCCGGATAGGTAATACCAATCCAATTCATCTGGATTTTGTTCCAACAGGTGAATCGCATTGGAATTTTTAGAAAGCATTTCCCAAAAAATTTCATCTAGATTTTGTTCCAATAGGGGAATAGCATTGGGATTCCCTGAAAGAAACCACCAACAAATTTTATCCGGATTCAGTTCCAATAGGGGAATGACATTCGGATTTTCCGAAAGCCAATTCCAATCCCAATCGAATACGTGTTGATATTTATTATAAATGGCATTTGTTTTCACCGGAATATTATGAGAAACAATCCAATCGGAATAGCACATATTTGTGTTATTACCAATCCGCCATACATAATTGTTTTCAATTTTATATTCAACATAACGCAATTTGTGAGACCAATTGACTTATTTTGATTTATATGGAACATCCGTCTTGCAATTTGCTAATATTGTATTATAGAAACCCATTTAGAAGGAACAAAATATAATATAATATTACATGGAAAGAGGATTGTATCAAAATATTTCAACAAAAGATAACTTGAATGACGAACAAATAAATATTTTATTAAATGAATTTGTTGAATTACACCCTTATCTTGAGAAATGTTATCTTCTTCATGTGTTTGAACCAGAAACAAAATTAGTAAATATTTACATTGTTTTCGAATTTGATGCAAATAAACATTTAGATTTATCCAATATAAGTGATGCAACTAAAAACAAATGGAATTTAGATAACCTTCAGGACATGTTTGATAAAAAAAAAGAAGAAGCATGGAGACATTCTACTTTTGCATACGTTGGCATACCTCCAATCAAAAGATTACTTCCGGTTGATTTGAAACAAAAGCTAAATTTGATTTAAACCCAATTATATGATGGAATTTCGGCTTTCTGCATTCACATATTTCATTTTTATTTGTTCATAATGTATAATGAATAATAATGAGTTAGATAAAACATTGCAATTTGTGAATAATACATATGACCAATTGACTTATTTTGATTTATATGGAACATCCGTATTGCAATTTATTTTCTTAACACTTTTTGTTTTTTTCGTTTATGCCTATTGCAAAATAATCCAAACAAAAGAAGATATTGCCAATGATTGGGTGAATCAACGTTGCCATCCAATGAATATACCATTTGCAGGGCTCATCACCCACCCAGAAGGTAAAAGTGCATTCGAGTACACCAGTGAAAATTTCCAATATTGTGTGCAGAGCATTTTAACAAACATTACAGAAGAAGCCGTTCAACCAACACAATACATGCTTTCTGCCGTGACGTCCATATTTGCCGGCATTGCTGCCTCTATTCAAAAAATGCGCGAAATGATGAACAATATAAGAAAAAATATGCAAACCATCACCGCAGAATTATTTGGTCGAATATTGGGGGTGATGATCCCCATTCAACGCATGTTCATTGCATTGAAGGACATATTTGGACAAATTCAAGGAACCATGGTTGCCAGTTTGTACACCATGTTAGGCTCTTACTACACATTGCAATCTTTCATGGGCGCCACATTGGAGTTCATTGTCAAATTATTGTTTGTGATGGTGGCGGTTATTGTGGGTTTATGGGCAGTCCCCTTCACCTGGCCTGTTGCTGCATCTACATCTGCCGTTTTTCTCTCTATTTCCGTGCCATTGGCTGTCATTGTTTTATTTATGAAAGAGGTGTTGCATGTGAATACAACGGCGATTCCCAAGCTACGTTGTTTTGATGGCAATACCCCCATTCCTTTGTTCCATGGCAACACAATTGCCATCAAGGATGTTGCCGTGGGAGACGTATTATTCGACGGGTCGATTATTACATCCACCATAGTTGTCAGTTCAAAAGGGTTGGATATGTTTCAATTGAATGGAATTGTGGTCAGTGAAAGCCATTTGGTTCAATGGAAGGACAAATGGATTCGAGTGGGAAGTCATCCAGATGCAGTTCGAATACCCAATTATGAATGCCCTGTGTTATATTGCTTGAATACAACGAACAACAAAATAGTTCTGAATGATATTGTGTTCAGTGATTGGGATGAAATTTTAGATATGAATATGAAGATGAACATAAAAAAAGAATCATTTGATGAAAATGCACTGGTGGAAATGAAAGGAGGTATGACAAAACAAATAAACGATATTTGCATTGGTGATTTGTTAGTTGGATATTCGGAAGTTTATGGAATAGTCAATATGGGAAATAATATGTGGCACATGTTAACAAGTGATGGATATGTTAAAATCAATGGACAATATTTGCCGGATTATAATCGAATGGTGGATTCAGAGATCCAATATTTGAAGTGTGGATGATTTATATGCTTGATATGTTCTTGCAACGGGAACAACAAAAGTAGAACCATAGAGTGTTATAAATGCACAAGAACAAAACAAACAAATATTATTTGGATTTGGACAAGCAGCAGTTAACAAAGGAATTCCAATGAAACATAATTCAGATTTCAATAATATATGTTCTAAATATATTTTTGAAATGCCAGAAATAATAATATCGGGTCCTGTTTGAACGGGGCGAAACTTGAAATGCGATGTTATTTTTTTGAGTAAGAATAGAGAAGCCATGGATTATTTGTTTTTGCTATTCAGAATGGGAAGAAATTCAATTTTGTTTCAGCTCTTATAAAGGCAGCTGTCTGTGACGTCTTTTTCTTTTGTTATTTTCTTTGTTTTTCCATGTCTATAATGCTAAATATAATATTATACACATTAACCGTTATAATGTAATGTGATGGCTTTGCTATTTTTTATTTCCGAATATTTTATTTCTAAACATTTTATTTCCCAAACAAACATTTATTATCTAATGATTATTTATGGAAATCACAATTGGTTCACATAAATTTCGTATTGAAATGCTCATTTTGATGGCGGTGTTAGTTTGGATAATTGCTGGACATGTTTTGTGTGGATGTTGCCGTGTGAATATTATGGAAGGATTGGAAAATAAAGTGGCAGCAATTGCGGCGGGACAAAAGAAAAAGGCGGACAATGCGTCGGAAACTACTGAATCCACGGATTCCACCACCACCACCACGGAAGGATTCACATCTTCTTCCACCACCACTGGTTCTCATTTTGCGGATGCGAACGGCGCGGGTCATATATTGAATCCATCCACATGGAATGCCCCCACTTCCACCAGCAATCGCCCCAGTCAACCCATTCCGCTGCCAGAAGGGGAATTGAGCATGTTTGCCACAACTGAATTCAAGCCTGAATGTTGTCCTAATGCATATTCCACAAGCACTGGTTGTGCGTGCATGACGGATGGACAATATAATTATTTAAAATCCAGAGGAGGAAATAATGTTCCGGTTTCACAATATTGAAGCAGAGAAAGAAATAAATATTGAATAATTTATAATAATTCCAAATATTCCATTTCGTTCAATCCAAAGGCAGCCGATTGTTTTACAATGCGACAAGGGTGGAATACGACCTTTGCCAATTCTTCCGCAAAGATTTTATTTTTCTCTTTTAAAATGGCGTGGTCAATAGTGGTGAAAAATGCTAATAAATTGAGATTTCTTGAAAGATTATACCAATTGATTTTATCCGGATTTTGTTCCAATAAATGAATGGCATTGGGATTCCCTGAAAGATGAAACCACTTAATTTTATCTGGATTTTGTTCCAATAAATGAATAGCACTGGGATTCAATGAAAGATAATGCCAATTTATTTTATCCAGGTTTTGTTCTAACAAGGGAATGGCATTGGGATTTTTGGAAAGCCAATCCCAATTGATTTTCTCTGGATTTTGTTGTAATAGGTGAATGGCATTGGGATTGCTTGAAAGCTCAATCCAATCAATTTTATCTGGGTTCAGTTCCAATAAGGGAATCGCATTGGGATTACATGAAAGACAAAGCCAATCCAATTTATCTGGATTTTGTTCCAATAAATGAATAGCATTGGGATTCATTGAAAGACCCTCCCAATCGATTTTATGTGGGCTTTGTTCTAATAGGTGTATTGCATTGGGATTGGATGAAAGCCAAACCCAATTGATTTTATTTGGATTTTGTTCTAACAAGGAAATGGCATTGGGATTTCTGGAAAGGCAGTCCCAATCTATTTTATCTGGATTTTGTTCCAATAGGGGAATGGCATTGGGATTTAGTGAAAGAAACCACCTATTCATTTCCTCTGGATTTTGTGCCAATAATAGAATGGCATTGGGATTTTGAAAAAGACCATTCAAAATAATTTTATCAAGATTTTGTTCTAATAAGTTATTTGTTTTCACGGGAATGTTGTGAGAAACAACCCAATCGGAATAATACATAATGATTTGTAATTAAAATATTTTCATGAAAACGGATTTCAATTTTATATCAAACACAATTGAATAAAAACAATATAAAGCCAATTTCATTATACGTTTGATTTCACAATATATTTAATATGGCTCAATGAATAATTGGTTCCGCGGAACAATTTCTTCCAATACAAAATGAGTAAATCTTTTATATGTCATTGTCCATTTAACTGGTCTTCGCTTCAGTTCTCTCATGAGTGAATTCAACATTATTTCCTTTCGACACATTGGACATTGATCAACTTTTGCAATGCAACTGACACAAAATGAATGCTGGCACATTGTTGTCACGTTGCATTCTTTGATTTCAAAACAAATGCCGCATTCCATATTTGAAATGGCTGTATTTGTTTTATGTGATTTATTAAATGAAAAAATTGACTTAAACACTTGGCAACAATATGTAACAACCCGACAAATGAAATACTCTGTGCGACAAATATATGACATTGCGGATGGCGTTCAATTAGACATTCCAGATGCAACATTTGCCACCATCAACCAATTGTGCACGCAAGTGGGTGCTCCACCAATTGCTTCCAAACATTTTGCAAAAAAACGTAAAGCCCCTCGTGCAAAACTAACAGAAGCCACGGCAGATGAATGGGAGCGAGATAAATTTCAAGCAACCAAGATGGAGGTCAAAATAGGCATTGAGGCGGATATCAGTAAGCTGCGGTTGTTTTTAAATAAACTGACCAATAAAACCTATTTGGAGTTGAAAGATAAAATATCCGCAAAAATATTGGATATATGTGAGAAGTCGACCGGTGATGATGATTTGAATAAAGTGAAAAAAATATTGTACGATATTTGTTCCACCAATCGCTTTTATTCGGGCATATTTGCAGATTTGTTTGTGGATTTGTGCAATCAATATGAATGGCTTGCGGAACACTTTCAGTCTCAATTGGAACATTTGAGGGAAGAATATAAAAATATTCAATATGTGGATTCCAATGTGGATTATGATGGATTTTGCGAAATGAACAAGCAAAATGAACGCAGACGCTCTGTGACCACATTTTACGTCAATTTGACAAAAAATAAATATATTGCATTTGAACATTTGGAACAATTATTAGGCGAATTGTTGCGAGAAGTGTTGACTTTGATACACACACCGGGGAAAAAAAATGAAGTGGATGAATTAAGTGAAATAATCTTTCTGTTGGTGCACGAACGTGTTACAGAAGAATTTCCGAATGAGGAAATGCGTTCCACCATGGAAAGTTTAGCGAGTGCCAAAGCGAAAGATTTTGCAAGTCTATCCAATAAAGCTATATTTAAATTTATGGATTTGGTGGCGGAATATTAGACCGACATAAATACAAAATTATCATCTTCTAATATTTGTTGTATTTTATTTTTATCTGCCGTGGAATTCCCCACTTCCAAAAATTCAAATTCTTCATTCTTCAAATCAAACATGCGATTGATTTCATTCAAATGGATGATATCTTTTTCCATAATTTTTTCTGTTTTATTCAACCATTCATAAAAGGATATTTCTGCATTTGCTTCAATATACAATTTATGCAATTCAAAGCAATTTTCTAATAAATTCGAGAATGCATTATTGTAATCTGTGCCAGATAATATGCAAATTTCACGAAATTCTTTCAATGTAATTCCAAGTTGCAGCAAAATGCTTTTTGTATTATAATAAATAACATTATGTTTTAATAAACTAAAATATCGCAAAACTCGTTTACACCCATACACAAATAAATCCATATCTTCACTCATACATGCCCAGACGGCATTTTTTATCACCAATGCAGCACAAAGTTTATCCGCTTCTCCTTTGGCATTGATATATATTGCTCCACAAGCGGAAATCAATTCCTTTACTTTATCTACTTTTTGTTTGTCAATATAAACACATTGTTTTTTTAATTGACTCAACACATTTGTGTCTGGACATTCTTCTTGCACTAAACGTTCATATTCTTGTTGAGCTGTAATTCGCTTTGTTTTGCGTTCAATTAAGAGTTCCTTTTTCTCAGGGGGAGGTTTCCCGTCAAATACAAAAATGGGTTCAATCTTATAATACTTCATGATGGAAATCATGTTAAACATGTTTTCAATCAAACACCCATCTGTTTCATATTTATACAAATATATGCTAACATCTATTGCAATTCTTTTTCCGGCTAATTCAGATAAATGAACTTCACATATAGACTGAGCACAATGTGTTTTTACATAATTATTGAGTTTTTTTATTCCCATGCAACCTATGTATATGAATGGAAATAAAGAGTGAAAATGGAATTCAATTTTCTTTTTATATTATTATATTATATGTCAAGCACACATTCAAATCCAAATTTGGATGACGATTTGATTTCAGAAGATGAAGAATGGGAGAACCGGCAACGGATGCAATGGGAAGATGAAGAATGGGAGAACCGGCAACGGATGCAATGGGAAGAATTAAATCCTGATTTTGCAGGCGGCAAAAGAAAAAGAAAAAGAAAAAGAAAAAGAAAAAGCAAAGGCAAAAGCAAAAGCAAAAGAAAAAGCAAAACAATCAATAAAAATGGCAAAAAAAGAATAGCAACAAGAAAAAGAAAAAGAAAAAACACACGCAAACGAATGAAAAAACAAAGAGGGGGAGGGTTTAATGACGCCGAAAAAGAACAAATTAAAAATACAATGAGAGGATTAAATATACCAGATATGGATGAAGCTGAAATTAATGCATTCCTAAAACGTTTAGACCCAATTGCACAATCATTTGCTGGACCATATTTAGCACAATTAATTGCTCAAATGGCGAGCATTCAAAGCAAGCAAGAGTTGGATGATTTTATAAATGATTCCATTCAATGGTTTGAATCCGAAATTAAAACAGATGATGAATATTCTGATATTGATGATTGAAAATTGAAATTTATTTTATCTTATTTTGTGATACGAATAATATAAAAATATAAAATGAATAATTGTGCTAATACTTTTGCCGGAAAAGTGAACACTTATGCTGAAATAGAATATATTAGAAATGAATATATAAAACAGGGGGTTATGAATAAAGATGGAACAAAGACCCATGTTGGACAAATCGATTATTGCATATATCCGTGGGAAATGTGGCATATGTATGGACATGTACAACACATTTTCAGAAAAAGAAACAAATACAATACATGCACCACATGCGTCATGTGGTTGTTTATGGTTCAATTGGTATAAAATAAAAATATTAAATTATTTGGGTCTGTTTCGATTATATATTGATGGTTATTGATAAAATGATATATGCCAATAAATATTTCTAATTTCTTTTCTTTGACGAATGAATCTTTCACATTGGGTCCATATATCTTTCTCAATCGATCTGACATTTGGTTGCAAGCATTCACTTCTTTATGCAGAATTGCAATATATTCATCTTTGGATAGACGCTTTTCGGCGTTCTTCTTTTTTGATGCCTCAGTTGAAATAACTGGAAAATGGTTAATTGTTTTACCGGAACGAAGTTGCATTTATTATGTGTGAATATGAAAATAAGACTATTGAAGAGACATTTCAATTTTTTTACAATAACAAACTTTTTTGAAACAAAAAATGTTTATTGTATTGCATTGCATTTTATTTACGCAATACAAACACGCTCATAAAATTGTTGAAAAACCTGTATTTCATGCATTAATTCTTTTTTCACAACTTTATCTATTTTGTAGTTGATCATATTCGCAACATAACACAATTGATGACTTAACGCTGGATCAATATCTTTCATAAATTCTATGCCTTTTTTGGAGATCGTTTGCGCAAATTCTTTTGTTTTTGGTTCATGAATGCTTTCTTCAATAATATAATTATGCTCATTGATGAAACGAAAGATATTGGCTAGAGTTTCTATTTTCTTTTCTTTTATTTTTGCGTTTTTTATCATAGTTGAATTGTCCCCATCACAATAGATATTACATAAACGACGTTCTATTGTATTGAACTCATCTAATTTTTGTTTGGCAATGATAACAAAATCACGTTTCGATAAACGTGGTTTATCGGTCGATGGTTTTGAAGCTGTTTTATTAATTACTTTGCCAGAACGAAGTTGCATTTTATTATGTGAATGTAATTGAATTGTTTGTGAAGCAAACATTTCAATTTTTTTTAATGGATGATTAAACATTTTTCAGAGGACACTGGTGTAGAAATATAATTGTATAAATAATACGCCATAGGCGACGTTACAACTGGATGGTACCTTCCCAATAAAGAATCCAAAATAAAATGATTGTCGCTGATTTGCTCCAATGACACATATGGATATTTCACTGGAATGGAGCAAAGAGCCATTTGAAATCCAACAATAAACTCTTCTGTTGTTAGTTCATCTCCATTGATACTTGCAAAACATGATAAAACTTCTGCATCTTTCTCTAAATATAAGCAAGTGCGTCGAAACCAATATGCGGCAACAACTTTTTCTGCGGAAATCAACATTTTCACAATTATGTTGCCCGTTTTCATCAACTCAGCGATATTCGAGACCTCAGGGGTGATTTGCAACGTCCATTTGCTCTTCATTTGATTCATAAAATCGTTCAGCAAGTGCATATTCCCATCATTTAATTTTATTTTTATTTTGGAATGCAATGAATGACTCGTTTTCCAATCTGCAGTGGAAAAACAATATGTTTTATAAATGCAAATAGGAACAATGCCAGTCAATTCGTCTTCTCGTTTGAACAAACTAACAACAATCTGCTTTTTGTTTTGATGGGATTGGTAAAATTCGTGGGTTTGGATTAATTGGGGGGCAATATTACGCTTTCGATGCCATTTTTTGACACATAAGTAATCCACATAATAAATGTCGGATAAATGGTCGCCCCCTTTCAATTGAATATGCAATGGTCTGCTGGTAATCACACCCACAATGGTGTCCTTGTATGTATAATAAGAGCAAAAGGCTGGTGCAAAATGTCCAATAAAATACGGCATGATCTCATTAACACTGGGTTCGTATTTATTGTCTTTGTTTTGCCAATATTGGGTTTGAATTAATTGAATGAGTTGAGTTTGAATAGATGGGTCTATGGCATCCATGGTTGAAAAAGTGATATGAGTGGAGTTGACATAATTATTTTTCAGAGGCAATTGTTTGCGTATAATATCTTTGCGGTGGAACCAATAGGAGATATCATAGTAATGAAACACGGGTTGTTTGGACCAAAATGGATGCCTCAGGCGTATATATATGTGAAACAATATGAAACTTGCAATAAAAAAGATTATAAAATAAATAAAAGGCATGATATCCATCTGCTATTTTGGCACATTTTTATCGCGAATGTAAAACGCTGCGTTTAAAAAGTCTCCATAGGAATTCCATTGGGAGCCAATGGATTCCAAAGTGGCATCCACTGGATTCTCCTTGCCTGCAATCAGGATTTCAATGGCATCGGGTGGCATTTGGAAATGGGTTGAAATGATGGGAATCACGCGTTGCAAAAATTGTGTCCAGGTGCGTTCAGGATTGATAAATATGCGGATGGATTGGGATGCATTCAGTAATTTGAATTCGGAGCTGTAATTGATTTGTCGAGCATTTGCATTCATATTTGATTTTATATTGGTGGCGGCTTGATAGAATATCAAATCAATTTTATTAAAAAATTGATTCAAAATGAAATAAACAATACAATGCAAATTAAATATGCCAAATGGGAAAAATATGATTCATAATTTTAAGAAATGATGTCCAAATATTCATATTCTTGCATTAAATATGCAGAAGACATTCGAATGATTCGTGTTGGATGAAATGTGTATGATGCAAGTTCTTCAGCAAATTGGCGGCAATTTTCTTTCATTTTTGCATAATTTATTTTTGCAACAAGCTGTAGAATATTATGATTTCGAGAGAAATGACCCCAATGAATTTTGTTCACATTTTTTTCCAAAATGGGAATTGCATTTGGATTTGGATTCAGACATAAATTTTCCCATTCCAATTTATCCACATGTTTTTCCAAAATGGGAATGGCGTTCGGATTTTCGCATAAATTATGCCAATTTAATTCATCCACATGTTTTTCCAAAATGGGAATAGCGTTCGGATTTTGGCATAAATAAAACCAATCCAATTTATCCAAATGTTTTTCCAAAAATGGAATGGCATTTCGATTCATGGACAATACTTGCCAATTTTCGTAATTGAATGAATGGAAATATTTTTCAAAAATATGAGTTGCATTAGATTTTATACATAATGCTGTTTTGAACTTATCGCACATATTTATGTCACATTTATATTTCTCCAAAAGATAATCAAAATATTTTTCCAACATGATTTCAGCATGTGTTTTTCGATAATCCAATCGGAATAATTCATTCAATATTGTGATTATAAATTGTGTTTAGTATCATTTGTCAATTTTTATTTATGCGGATAATATATGAATCCTCGTTGTCCAAAAGGAACCAGACGCAACAAAAAAACGGGTGAATGTGAGAAGAACAAAGAAGTTGCACCTAAAAGGAGTTCCAAATCTGAAATTAAAACTGATACAAAAACAAAAACAAAGAAAGCGTCCTTCATTTATGGCAAATTATATTATTCAAAGGCAATGTCAAAACAACGCAAAGAAAGTATTTATGAATTTGTCGGACATAACATAAATGGTGTGGAGTCCATCCGCACATATTTGCGGGAGATTTGACATCACAAACAATTCTGAATCATTTGATTCACAAATGAAATGTGTTGATTCCACCAATTCACACATTGTTTCTTCAATTCATCATACGCATTTTTATTCGCCATATAATATTCCACTTTTGCTTTGGCTTCTTCCCATGTTGAACAAAATAAAAAGGGTGGCATTTTCCCGTTAAAATAAAATGTGGCTGCCATTTCCTCCTTGGTTCCCACTATTATTGGAACAGATCCCGCTGCCAACGCTTCATAAATGCGGAAACAATCCAAACTCACATATCCACGTCCTTGCAACACAAACATCGATTTGTTGTATATATCGCGACACATGCTGGGTGGAATAACTTGTTGTGCGATCTGCCAATTATTACTGGTGATTTCAAAGCGTGACGATTCAAATGAACGAAATGTGTCTATCATTTCACGTCGATCAGATTTTTCCGTTCCCACAAAGGAACAAATATATTGATTCTCTTCAGATTGGGATTTGCACTCGCCATCTAAAAATCCACTGCAATACCCCAACGCAAGTTGAAATATATGTTCATCGTCCGTGGTTCTATGATGATATTGTTTGAAAAGGATGGAGCAATGTTTCGCCAATTCCACCGCCATTTGGCTTCGGCTTCCAGTCTCATCCGACATAAATAAAATGACACGTGGTTGCAGTTCTGTTGCAATTGGAATAGCATTTGTTGTGCGGCAGTCAATGGCTAAAATGGACGGACCTTTGTCTTCGACTTCTGCTTTAAACGGCACAAATAAATCATCAAAATAATGTGTTTGAAATGGGATGTTTCGCAACAAGTCGTTGCAAATAAAATCGTGCTCCCATGTGATGCGCTTATGAATAAAGAGTGTAACAAGTGACATGTTATATATATTATATAAATTTTACAAAAAGAACCCAATAATAATCTCCATTTAAATCAAGAATGAGTGATGAACAAATAAAAACAATGGAAGAACAACAAAAAACACAACAGCAAATAAATGAATTATTGGAGCAATCATATCAGGCGCTGACCTGCGGTCCATCTTGCCAAAAAAAGAAAAAACGACAGGAACTGAAGCAAAAATATTTGGATGCCAAAACAATGTTGCAAACGGCTCCCCATGAATATGAAGAGAGTCAAAAGAATTATTATGTGTATGCAAAGGGGGAAGCGGCATATGATAAGATGAAAGAAAAGGAATGGCAACAGCAATCGAAGGAAATGTCCCAACAATTGACCCATTTGTTTCAAGAGGAACTAACAAATGCAGTCACCATGAATTCTTATTTAAATACAGCCATCACCAATTCTCAATATACAACTGATTTATTGCACCAATATGCCACGCAAAATAAGGAAATAATTATGGAATTGAGGGAAAGCCAAACAGATATAATAACAAATGACCGAAAAACATATTATGAAACAGAAGCCATCGATATACTTAGTCAATGGTATATGGTATTTTGGTTTGGGTTTTACATCACATTGCTCATTGTCATTGTTACTTTTGCATTCAGAGGATCCATGGTGAAATCAATTGTTATTGCAGTAATATTTGTAATGTATCCTTATTATATTCATTGGGTGTGGCATTATATTTACACCTTTTGGATGCAATTAATAAATCGTTTACCGACAAATGTATATCACAATTTGTAAACATATTTTGTCCAAAATAATCAATTTTTTTTCCAAACAATATTTGGCATGGTTGGTTTTTGTATTTGAATATTTAAATTTGTGTTTGTGTTCGCTTGCTTTAAATTTGGGATGTCGCTTGGATTCACATTTGCTTGCGGTTGCTGACCCGGGGCATCACTTGGATTCACATTTGCTTGCTTTTTTTGACCCGGGGCATCACTCAGATTCACATTTGCTTGCGGGGCATCACTTGGATTCACATTTGCTTGCGGTTGTATCTGAGCCGGGGCATCACTCAGATTCACATTTGCTTGCGGTTTTTGACCCAGGGCATCACTCGGATTCACATTTGCTTGCGGTTGTATCTGAGCCGGGGCATCACTCGGATTCACATTTGCTTGCGGTTGTATCTGAGCCGGGGCATCACTCGGATTCACATTTGCTTGCGGTTTCTGACCCGGGGCATCATTGGTTTCATTCAACACTTCTCCAGGATTTACTTTGATTAATTCCTCATCTTTTTTTAATTCTTCCATTTGTTTTTCCAATTCCTTCTTTTTATCCGCTATTTTTTCCTCTGCTTTTTCTCTTATTTCAAACTCTGAACCTGGAATGGGTATTTGATCTTCCAAAATCAATTCTTCTGATATTTTGGATAATTTTGCAATTTGAATTTGTGCGGTGTCTAATATCTTTTGTTCGACAATGGCTTCATACATTTTCAACCCATTCACATAATCCATCTCACATGTCAAATATAACTTCACAATCAATGCACGAGCTTCCACCACAATATCTTTCAATCGTGCCTCTGTCAAAGTAGGATGAATGCGAATTTTTCTGGCATTCGTATGTGGATCAATTGTATAAACAAAAATTTGATTCACAATGGTCAGCAATGCCTCTTGATTTCGATTGGCATTGTAGATCATTTTTTTTAAATTGTCTGCATAATTGCGAAACAATTTGTCCGATTTGGTGCCTTGGTATTTTTTCCGCAGAGAAGTGCTGCGACAAGATTCTACTTTACTAAAATCTCTCAATTTAATATCGCTGAATTTTTGCACGGATGAATCCTTATTTCCGGAAAACACCTCATTGAAAATAGCCAAATCTTTCATATATACTTTTTTTGTCTCCTCACTCATTTTATTGAATTTGCCTGTTTCAAAATCATATTCGTCATAATACAATTGCTCCAATTCTGGTATCCCCGGTTCTTCCGCCAATGATTTGATGCTTCCGTCTTCTTTTGTATTGACTCCACAAAAATCAGGGGCAACACTCACATTCCCACTTGCATCCACTTCCATACTTTTTTTATTCAATGATTGGATGCGATTTTCACATATATTTAATTTATATATGTCTCTCGGCGCATTTGTCGGTATTTTTTTCTTGTCCATTATGTTCACCTTTTCGGTATTTCCATTTTCATCTTTATACACATATATAGGATTGATTGTTGTGACAATGGCAGCATATATGTGTGCAATTTTTACATAAAATTTAGAAATAGCTGCACACACGCGTTTCTTTTTGACAGAATTATGTATATCCAAATCAGTCATTTGCCCGTCATTCATAAACATGAATGAATCTGTCTCTTCTTCATTGACTTCCACACCATTTTTAATTCGTTGGGCTAAATAAGTGACTTCCATTTCGGTGAAATGGCGCTCCACCACGTCGGATGTTAAAACAACCAATTTATCACAATATTCCTTATCATGTAACTTCTTTAAACTTTTGAAATCACTTGTTAGTATGTAATAGGTTGCAATATAATCCAATATTTGAGAAATGGATTTTGGTTTTAAGGAAGATGTATTTGGTGGTCGGTTTCCCATTGTTATATTATGTCATTATATTTGCAATAAAATTGAAATGCAAATATATTATCTTGGGTCAACATAAATTGATATGCAACAAACTCTTGAAGAATCCAAGAGCAAAACACGTCGTCAACAATTAAAATCTAATCAAAGCAAAAAAAATAATAGAAAACTATTCACTCCACAGGACAAAGCAAATATGTGGAATGTTTTTGATAGCGAAATACATGGCACGGAACATTCAATGGAATCTTTATGTAGTGCAATGGAAGCAAAAACCCGTGAACTATGCGAATTGTGCCAAACATCTCTTTCCTATTCCGAAGAGGGCTTTCTAACATGCACAAATTCGCATTGCGGACTCATTTACAAAGATATACTCGATTCATCGCCTGAATGGAGATTTTATGGAGCAGATGATAATCAAATGAGTGATCCGGCTCGCTGTGGAATGCCAATCAACCCACTTTTGGAGGAATCTTCCTTTGGATGTAAAGTATTATTTGGGGTGGGCAGTTCATCCAAGGAAATGCAAACAATTAGCAGATATACACAATGGCAATCTGGTTGTTCTAGAGAAAAATCCCTTTATGATGAATTCCAGCGAATTATTATTCATGCCAATCATGCAAATATATCTAAAAAAATTATTGATGATGCTATTATGTATCATAAAAAAATATGTGAATATGGTAAAACATTTCGTGGGGATAATAAAGAGGGGATTTTAGCCGCATCCATTTATATTTCTTGCAGAATCAATCAATATCCACGAACTGCCAAAGAATTGGCGGCAATATTTCATTTAGATGTGGGAAGTGCCACCCACGGATGTAAAAATGCACAAAATATATTGAATATCATTGAGAAGGATTTAGACCAATCAGATAAGACCTGTTTTACTAAGCCAAAACCAGATGATTTTATAGATAGATATTGTAGTAAATTGAATATAAATGATGAACTAACAAGATTATGTCATTTTATTGCGATTCGTATTGAAAAAAATAATTTGATGGTGGAACACACGCCAGATTCCATTGCGGCCGGCATTATTTATTTTGTATCGCAATTATGCAATTTAAATATTAGTAAGCGAGATGTGACTGGTATTAGCGAATTATCTGAGGTGACCATTAATAAATGTTATAAGAAAATAGAGAAAAAAACGGAAGAATTAGTGCCCTCTAAATTTTTGAATCGATGAATATAAACGACAAACATTGAAAATGCAATATTGTTTGTTATTTTGATTTGTTATGTTTCTGACTTTTCCTTCTTTTTTTGCTTTTTCGGGTACGTGTCTTTTTTTTTCCGCCTTTTGCTTCAGCATTGAAATATTTATATTCCATGATATTTCCAAAAATGGATTGAAATCCTAATTTTGAATAAAACTGAAATGCCTTTTTATTATTAATTCCTTGAGCAACACGCAACAATATGTTGTTTGCATTCGGTTTGAATGCGGGAATATATTGATGAAGAATCAACCCAAAAAAAGTTTTGGTGAGCCCAATTGTTCGATGTTCATTGTTTGCGCAAAGCAAAGTAATTTCAACCGCATTATTTATATTCATGTTGATATTCTCAATGCCAGAACAATTTAAGTCAATAATGCATGAAATATATATAATAGAATTGGCAAGATTTGATAAAAAGAAACCAATATAATTTTCAGATTCTAATGAATTATAAGATAATTTTTCATATAAATTGGATATAAATTGCACATCACATATTTCTATATTGTCCAAATAATCTTCATATAAATTATAATTGTCTTTATTTATTATATGTAAATTATAAATTTCATTGTTTATTTCAACATCCATTAGTATACTAAGAGCATATATTATTATGAATTTTCAAATAAATGGGTCTCACAAAAATCAAATTGGTTTGGATTATTTCTGTTTTTCAAATCAAAATCAGACGCAAATTGAAAGAACATTTTATGTTGTGTTGTATAACAATATAATGATTCGTTGCAATTTTCTTTCTTACATTTATATTGAAAATATCCTTTTCCTATATATATTTTATTTTTTCTCCAACAATCGGAAGAATCGTCAAAGTCAAATACGGCTTCCATTATTTGTTTCGAATGATTCTTACGCAAAAAGATTTTCAATTTTAGGAAGCTTTGTGCAAAATAAAATGCAATACATTGAATATTATTAAATTGTCTTTATATTGTTTTTTATTATTCAAACAATTACACCTTTTCTCATTTAAAACGCCCATTTTATTACATAGATTTTTCATTTTGTTCTGTTGTTTTTTTAAGTTTTTCTTTTTTATTTAAATATGCAGTTCTAGCATATTCTTTTTTCTTTTCAAGAGGCACCTTATATTCTTTATTTTTTGCTAATATTTCTTGTTTGTGATTTTCATAATATGTTTTATGTCTAGCAGGAGCAGTATATTTTTTAAGTTTTTCTTTTAGCTCTTTATTCTCTTCTTCTAATAATTTATTTTTATTAATTAATTCTTCAATATTCATTTAATGTGTAATTATAAAATATTTTTATATAATTTTAATAAAAAATTGATTATATAAAATGGGCGTTTTACACCTTTTCTCATTTAAAACGCCCATTTTAATATTCGTTCAATATCATAAATTTTATATTATATTATATAATATAAAATGTCATTTTGCGTTTCAAAAATTAATAGAAAATTAATTTTTAAAGACTTAGGTGGATATGAAACACGCAATCTTTCAACATTTTGGTGTATTCAAAAAGCAGATGAAAAATATAATTGGAATGATTTTAATGAAATTATAATTCATACACAAGATTATGAAAAAAATAATGATGATTTAACTTATAGCAAAAAAGATAATTACAATAATTTAGTGCCTGATTTTAATTTTCATTCTTGGCCGCAAGTTGGTATAAATGACTATGAACAATTTGTTAAAGAAATAGATAATGCTGGATTAAATAATTATGAAATAAATAAGGTTGGTTGGATAGGTAATACAGATACAAATATTATGAGAAAAAAATTATTAGAAATAGGTGATAATAATAAAGAATTATTTGATATTTTTGGGATGTTTTGGATGCAGTCAGGAAATGTACATCTTAATAGTAGTACATATATATCAACTCCTGAATTAGTACAAAAATATTCTATTTTAATTGATATTGAAGGAAATGGATATTCTGGAAGACTTAAACATTTACTTTGGTCGCATAGACCTTTACTACTTGTAGATAGACAACATAAAGAGTTTTTCTTTGAATTTTTAAAAGAATGGGTACATTATATTCCAGTAAAAAGAGACTTAACTGATTTGATTGAAAAAACCAAATGGTGTTTAAATAATTATGATGAAGCATTAATAATTGCTGAAAATGCTTTTCAATTTAGTAAATTATATTTAACTCGTGACGCGTGTTATGATAAATGGAATAATATAATATGTAATAGTAATTTATAAAATGGGCGTTTTAAATGAGAAAAGGTGTAAATGAGAAAAGGTGTAAAATCCATTGTCTTCCATTTGCCAAATATATTTATAGTCATGGACCAAATTTACCAAGATGCATCAGATGTGTGAATAAACAAATGGTGACAATATACATTAGATAATCCTGACAAACTAATGAATTCGAAAAAGAATATAATATATCAATAATATATTATAATCAATGGAAAGTATATTTGTCGCAATCATTTTGTGTGTTGCAATTATATTTGTTTTTTGGTTTACTTTTTTTGTCGTTTCAGGTAATTGACCTGATTATTTCTACATTATAAATGCTGCAAAATAATTAAAAAAGACATAAATAAAATCTCTGTGTTGGTTAATCAAGCAGAACACATCTCACATATTTCCTCTTTTTCCGTTTCCACCAATTCCGGTTCTATCGTAAATTGCTGCGCTTGATGTTTTGCTTTTCTTCGCAAATAATAAATCCCCGTTTTCAACCCCTTTTCCCATGCATAAAAATGCATCGATGTTAGTTTATTGTAGACCGGATCTTCCATCCATAAATTCAAACTTTGACTCTGACATATAAATGGTCCCCTGTCCGCCGCCATATCAATCAAATGCTTCATTGGCATTTCCCAAACGATTTTATATTTGTTTCGGATATGTTCTGGCAACATAGTCAAGTGCTGTATTGACCCCTTATTTGCAATTATGTTGTTCTTCATTTGCTCGTTCCATTGACCAATTGACATCAATTCACGCACCAAATATTTATTCACCACAATAAATTCCCCCGCAATGGTTCGCCTTGAATAAATATTACTTGTAAACGGCTCAAAGCATTCATTGTATCCCAATATCTGCGACGTGGATGCAGTTGGCATGGGTGCCACCAAAAGCGAATTGCGAATTCCCTTTTCTCGAATCAAACTCTTCAAATCCGCCCAATCATACCGATTGCTTGGTGTCACCCCCCATAAATCAAATTGCAATATCCCATTGGATGCCGGCGAACCTTCAAATGTACTATATGGTCCATCTTTTTCCGCCAATATCATACTCTTTGTCAGCGCCGCATGATAAATGGTTTCAAATATATATTTATTGATTTTCTTAGCATCCTCTGAATGATATGGAATGTCCATCATCACCAATGCATCTGCAAATCCTTGCACTCCAATACCAATAGGACGATGTCTCATATTACTTCTTCGTGTCTTCTCTGTCGGATAAAAATTAATATCAATCACCCGATTTAAATTCTCCGTCACCACTTGCGTGACTTCATGTAATTTATCGTAGAGAAATTGCCTTGTCTCAAGACAAACAAATGCAGGCAATGCAATGGAAGCCAGATTACACACAGCGGTTTCATCCTTATCTGAATATTCCATAATTTCCGTGCACAAATTGGACGATTTTATGACGCCCACATTTTTCTGATTGGATTTGCAGTTTACCGCATCTTTATATAATAAATAAGGCGTTCCCGTTTCCATTTGCGCATCTAAAATGGCAAACCATAACTCACGTGCTTGAACCACACGGCGCGCCTTTCCTTCTTTCTCATATTTTTCATATAATGCGTCAAATTCTTCTCCAAACACTTCATGCAAACCCGGACATTCATTGGGACAAAAAAGAGACCATTGTCCGTTCACTTCTTTGACACGCTTCATAAATAAATCGGGAATCCAAAGGGCATAAAAAAGATCACGACCTTTCATTTCTTCTTCCCCATGATTCTTTTTCATTTCCAAAAAATCAAACACATCGGCATGCCATGGCTCCAAATAGACTGCAACAGAACCATTTCTACGTGCCGATTGATTCACGTATTTTGCCATATTATTGTATACGCGCAACATTGGAACAATTCCATCTGTAATTCCATTCGTGCCTTTGATACGACTTCCCTTGCTTCGAATATTATGGATGTGGATGCCAATGCCTCCGGAATATTTCGAAATATGCGCACAATCTTTCAATGTATTGAAAATGCCCTCAATGCTATCTTCTTCCATTGCAACTAAAAAACACGAGCTCATTTGTTGCTGTGGGGTTCCAGCATTGAACAAGGTGGGAGTTGCATGAGTGAAATATTTTTGAGACATCAATTGGTAGGTTTCCTTTACTTTTTCAAACGCATTTGCATTTGCAATTGCATCAGTATATCCATGAATGCCAATGGCGACACGAAGCCACATATGTTGTGGACGTTCCACCACTTTCTCATTCATCTTCAAGAGATATGCCCGCTCCAATGTTTTAAATCCAAAATAATCAATCAAATAATCCCGATTATGGTCAATCATGGTCTCTAATTCATCTTTATATTTCTGCACAAATTCCCACAATTCTTTGGATACAATGGGAGTATGCGTCCCATCATAGGGGTCCAAATGTAAATAGAGGTCTTTCACAATTTCATAATAAGATGCCTGGGTGTTTTTATGATGGTTGGACACAATAATGCGGCTTGCCAAAATCCCATAATCGGGATGAAGTGTAGACAACGATTCACATTGCTCGGCTGCCAATTCATCTATTTGAGTAGTGGAAATAGTGTCAAATAGTTGATCAATTACTTTTATGGTCAATTGTTGATAATTAATGTGGAGCCCAGCTTCATTTCCCAATTTTTTTAATCGCGTTTGAATTTTATCAAACGCCATTTCTTCTAATTCGCCATTTCGTTTTGTGACACGCATTATTTGTTCCATTGGTGTTAGTTTAATTATATGGCATCTCTTTAAACGTTTTTCTCTGTCCAATGTTATCAATATTTAATCAAATAATTGACCACTAAATAGGGAGGCATAATGTTGACTGACTCTCCACCTCCTGTTTCATTTGTCGTAAAATCATGTGTGTGGGAACCATTGCTTCCGATGCTAATTCCAGTGATTGAACTGGAAGTTGTTGCGTCTGGGCGATATCTATATGAATTATCATAATCTGTTCCAGCACTCGTGCCAAAAACGTTGTTTGCCCCGCCACCTGTGTTTTCCGCAAAATACGCGTCTGTATGTGAATGCACGTGTCCTGGGTCAGTGACACTATGACTATGTGCTCCAGAACTATTCGTTGTCCCACTATGGCTATGGGCAGGCATTTGATTGCTTGTGAGTGTGACGGCAGAATGACCGCCAGTGTTACCCAAAGAATACGTGGAGCCGTTGTTTCCCACAGGAAATTTGGCTCTTAAATCGGGTAACAAAAAATTTAAACTTGCATCAATTGGTGTTCCAAAATGATTTCCAATGACAGAATATAAATTCGCATACGTTGCTTTGGATCTCCGCTCCATCACAAAATATCCATCCAGGAGGCTCCGTTGTTCCAGCAAAACAAATAATGGTTCCTGTTGGGTTTATATCTTGATAATTCACTGAAAGTTCCCCATTTTCATTGGTCAATGTCAAAAGTGGGTTGTTCATTGTTCAATATATTATTTGGAGAAAAAGAAAAGAAACGGATTGTCGTCTAATTCTTTAAAATTGAAACTCAAAATCGTATAAACACATCCACATATATTTATTATTATGGTTCACGGATATATATTTGGTGTTCAATATGAAATTCATTTAGATATCAATCTTGATTATTTTGATGACTTGCTTCCCATTTGCTCCAGCATACGTCACATGATTGAATTGAAAAATTGTGATAAAACAGGCAAATCTTATTTGATATTATTTGATATGGAAGATTTCATGACTAGATTTAGAAACACATGTTTGTACGGGCAGTATTCAGAAAATATGTATGCTGCTGTCTATCATGACTATGACGATAAATCGCCACAAAAAATAAATGTCATAAAAAAATATGAAGATGTATTGAATTGGTCGATGATTCGAAAAGAAGGTGCTCCGATTCCGGATGCAATTTCAGTGGAAGAATTGGCAGAATTAAATAGACAAATATCCCGTTTGGAGGAGTCTTATTCAAAAGAAGATATGAAAAAACGAGAGGAGTATTTTAAAATGTTAAGATATCAGCGCATTATTTCCAATGCAGAACATTTCAGTGAAATAAGAGATATCGAAGAGAAATTAACAAATATAGCATTATTGCCACATGAAACCGAATTATTGAATGATATACTAAAACATCCAAGCATTAAAAATCACGTCACGCATCATGGCATTTATTTGACTAAACCTAAATATGTGTAAAGTAGGGAACTCGCTTGGAAATCGTGAAGCGATTTATTCCCCTACGACCCCGGAGTTATTGAGGTTAATATATTTTCTTTCCCTAATGTTTATGCCGCCAGAATAAACCATTAGCTACATTTGTGGTGCAAATATAATTTTAACCAATAAATATAAGTGTAGTCCCGGAGTAACACTTAACAATTCCCTATATATTTGAAAGAAATCCATATAAAAACAATTCCTCCAATAGTATATGGACTTGCTCTCAGAATTTCCCCATTTTGAAAATGCAAAACTATTTTATGAATACAATGTGCATAAAATAGTTCATTATGATGTTGTCCTTGCCATTCCACAAGGAGAAAAATGTTTTGCATGGTTCTCCAAGACCCAAGGATATTTAGTGGATTTGAACAAAACAAGCGCAACTCCATTTCAATCTTCCCCCGTGACAGACGACATTCTTTTTTCTGGAACATTTGTCAGACCCTATTTTTATGTGGAAGATGTGCTCCATTTTCGAGGCAAACCAATGAACCATATTCCGTTTTTGGAAAAGCTGGAACTCCTGCGAGATCTCTTTTCCTCCGAATTGCCTCCATTGGCGCTGAGCAGCAATCACCTGATATTTGGAGTGCCATTAATGGCAAAATGGACTGACCAACGGCTGCCGTCCTGTGACTATCCTGTTGCGGAATGGGTGTTTCGTTCATTTGCCAATAATAAAATCTGCCGATATAAAGCGGCAAAAATGGAATCCAAGGAATCCAAAGATCCAATAAAACCAAAAGAGCAAAAAAAGAAAACCGCTGTATTCAAAGTGGTTGCGGATATAGAACCGGATATATATCATTTGCATACACTGAATGACACATATGTGGATGTAGCTCTGGTTCCCACTTTTCGACAAAGTGTTTTCATGAACCATTTGTTCCGGAAAATCAAGGAAAATCGGAATTTGGATGCCATCGAAGAAAGCGACGACGAAGATGAATTTGAAGATCAACGGGAAGATAAATTTGTTCATTTGGATCGGTCTTATACAATGAGATGCGAATGGAATGCCAAATTTAAGAGATGGGTGCCGGTTTCTGTTGTTTGATAAAAAATTGACATTGGCGTGCATGTCACTTATAATTACAAACATGTTGGGAATTGCGTTATTTGCTGCAAGTGTTTTTGGAAATTTGTATTATTTGGATTACAAACAATGGTGTCATGACAATGATGCTTTTTATAGTGATTATTGGGATGAATTGAATGATATGTGATCATTGGTTAAATCAAGAACCATTCCTAAAAATTCAATGTTGGATGAATGAACGTACATTCATATTCTTGATTGTTTTTTTTTGGATTCGCCATAAAATTGAATTTTTGAGATGTCATTGATAATCCCAATTGTAAAAAACATGAACTATTCCGATTGGATTGTATCTCATAATATTCCCGTGAAAACAAATGACTTATTTGAAGAAAATAAAACCAGTTTGCGATGGAGTGCTCTTTCAAAAAATCCCAACGCCATTCCTTTGTTAAAATATAAACCAAATGAAATTACTTTGCGGCGGAGTCCTTCCGGAGATTATAATGAATTTCACATTTTTGGTCATGATCCAGAAGAGGTTTATTGGTGGTCTCTTTCCGGAAATCTTTCCGGAAATCCCAATGCAATTCACCTTTTGGAACAAAATCCAGATAAAATTGATTGGGAAATGCTTTCTAAAAATCCCAATGCCATTCCCTTATTAGAACAAAATCCAGATAAAATATATTGGAGGTGGTTTTCTGGAAATCCGAATGCAATTCATCTGTTGGAACAAAACCAAAATAAAATAAATTGGGATTGGCTTTCATTGAATTCCAATGCCATTCATTTATTGGAACAAAATCCAAATAAAATTTATTGGGTTTGGCTTTCAAGGAATCCCAATGCCATTCCCTTATTGGCACAAAACCTGGATAAAATATATTGGGATTGGCTTTCCAGTAATCCCAATGCCATTCCCTTATTGGAACAAAATCCAGATAAAATCAATTGGCATTGGCTTTCAGAAAATCCAAATGCGATTCCATTATTAGAACAAAATCCAGATAAAATATATTGGAATATGCTTTCATTAAATCCCAATGCCATTCCCTTGTTGGAAAAAACCCCGAATAAAATTTATTGGAATCATCTTTCCAGAAATCCCAATGCGATTCACTTATTAAAACTGAATCCGAAAAAAATCGATTGGGTTTGGCTTTCAGAAAATCCCAATTTATTAGAACTTTTAACTACTATTGACTACGCCGTTTTGAAAGAGCAAAACATGCTCTTTGCCGAAGAATTGGTGAAGGTCGTTTTCCATCCGTGTCGCATTGTAAAACAATCGGCTGCATTTGGATTAACCGAAATAGAGTATTTGGAATTATTGTAATATATTGTGATGTATCACTTCCAATAAAATGTATTGCTAAAATAATATGAAAAGCAATGTTTATATTATTTGCATTTTATTTACTTGAGCAGCTTTGTGACAGATTCAATCATATTTGGAGCACCCACCAAATCATTTGTATGATCATATATTATTTGTTGATCACTTTTACTATAATCAATATCCGCGGGCTCACACATACTTTGCATTTCTGCGAATTCAATTAAATGGTCTTCCATTTATATTTTATCCCAAATATAAATATTCCTTGATTTCACCGCAATGGAATAATTCTTCCAACATGGTTCACCCAACATTCAATATACAAAGATTCTGTGTGGAATCAAAGGTGGTTCCTTCAACACAACATGCAGAGCCTACACACGGCGACACATTTTCTTCCCATGGATCCACCGGTTCTTCCGAATTTGCTGCCGTATCTTGAGGGGGCGCGTCCGTTTTATTAAAATACCAATTATATTCATCCCAATTCATCGGATCACGATTCATGATATCCAGTATTTGGATTCCCAAAAATACCCCTCCAATAATAAATGTGAGAAAAACCAATATTCCATAGATCGAATCTGGAAGCAGCATATTCGAATGAAGCACAGACAGGATAATGATGGGAATGCATGTGAGAACAATTATTTTCATTATTTTCGCATGAGCATCATATCGCTTCCCATAATAGGTGTTTATTTCCACCAAACGCAATTTATTATACTTTTCGTCTCGAATCAAATTCATTTTCCGTTTGGCATCATTTAATTCGTTTTCCAATATGTCTATGGCTATTTTCGATTGCTCGTAATTATCCTGAGAGGCTGCTGCGTTTTCCTGATAGTTCACATACATATCTCGCAATGTCCCATAAATATTCATTCGAATTTGCGCAATTTCATTTATTTTATGGATCAATTGCTGTTTTTGCTCCAATGTTAAATTGACATCTTCCAAATTGGAATACAACTCTTTTTCCTGTTGCTGCAATTGAGATATATTGTCTAATGCTTGTTTGTTTCTTTCTTTCAAGGAATCACCCATTAATATGACCCCAGAATAAAATAGAATGTGTATTTGATGCCAAAATTAAATTTGGTGATTATGATTGTTATTTCATCAACTTCACTGCAACTAACACGCCCGCTGCTGCCGCAATCGTCCACATCACATATATGTAATTCTCTTGCAACACTTTCAATTCCGAATCTATCAACATACCATTCACATCTCGAATATTTTGCATTCCTTCTTTTTGCATATTATTCCCATTTATTTTTTTCAATTCCTCATATTTCGTCCAAAATACACTTGTGTCCGGATGCTTGATTGATTTTGCCTGGGCTTCTGTTTCAGAAGCCAAAAGAGAGCCCATTGTTTTCATATTACTCGATTGTTGCTCATATTTATCCCATTGTTCTGGTGTCATTATATTTCCCTTGCATCCATCTTCGTTTGTTATTTCTTCTCCCTTTATATATTTATCATAGTGAATTGCATCTATCTCTGTTATTTTTTGGCTGCATCTGGAGGATTTTAAGACCGGCTTTCTCAGTCCCATCACCATTCCATTATTTGTTAGTTTGTTTGCCTTTGGATATGTATTTCCATCTTTCAACCAACATGTTTGAGAACTTCCTTGATACACATACGCCGCACAATTTGCATTAGCATCACACGCGGTCTGACATTCTGTTTGACTGGTTGTAGTTTGTGTTGACAAATCATTCCCCGTGCTATCTGTATTTTGCAACACCTGATATTGATCACTGAAGCCCAAAAATGAATCCGCATATTCCCGGCGTTTCGAATCAGCGTCAATGAATGCCATTTTTCCCAAAGAACTTCTATCTGCCACCGCAGGCAATTGATAGAGTGCATTGACCCCACTTTGACCAAAAAGTTGATTGTTTTTTTGCTTGCTGCACCCTTGCTTCATCTCTGACCTGAAAAGAACCAATTGACCATTGGATTGCATCACCAATTTGCACTTCCCTTTTGCGGAGCCTATCCATTGATCCACTCCCAACACTTCCCCACTGATGATATAATTTCTGCCAAAAGTGCCCTTGGATGCAACCCAGTCTGGATTTCCTGTACTGCTATTGCTATTACTACTACTGCTTATACCGCTTCCACTTGTGCTTGTGCTACTGCTGCCGCTTGTCCATAATGGGGTGCTTGAATGGCTTTCCGGCGTTCCCTGAAAGATTGACAGAATTCCATCATCTCCCACTTGCAAATAAAATTTACAACTCGATTTATTTGTTTGAACGCGTTGATACAAACTTCGACCTTCCGTGGACGTCACATTTTGAAACTGCGATTTCAACCAACATTCATTCCCATCCGCCGCATTCATTGAAAAGCCGTAACATTTGTCGTTGTCCGCACAAGCAGTCTTGCATTGATCCAATGTGGTTCCCGTTTTATGCTCCAAATCACTCCCTTTTGCATTCATCCCTTCCGAAACACTATAATCCACTTTGCATTCCCCCGATTCCGTCGATTGCCATAATACATCTCCATTTTCATTTATGATTTGCAAACTTCCTCTTGCTGTCAAACGAGCAAAAGTGCCAGGCACATTAGGCGACCAAATCGGAATCAATGTTTGTTTCAACGTGGCATCCCCATATATCTTTGCTTTTGCCATATCATTTGAAACAGAACAAATCGCTTTTCCTGTATCCGTCTGATAATCTTGCAGACCAAAATACAAATATCCGTTATTTATTGCGTACTCTTGACACTCTTCCAATGTTGAATACCCAATTGTATCATATGTCATACTTCGTTCCCCCGTGCTCACCTCATCCACATATAAATTCCATTCTGCTATTTGAACACTTTCACGACCACTTGTTTCACTGCTGTTTCCCACCGAATCAACTAACAACGCATAAATGCTGTATGAACCTGGGTTGGCAATGGGAAATGTTTTTTTTGCATTGTTTTTTGTACTGCTTGAAAAATCCTGATCTACTTGTCGATCTATTTGCGTCCATTGATTGTCCGCAAACCCGAATATGTACCAACTATGCGGACTTCTTTTTGTTGCCATATCCATTCTCGGGCGAATCGAATATTGCAGAATGGTTGTCGCGTTTGGAAATGTGATTTGGAGCCACTCACCTTTAACAGAATTCACAGAGGCACTTCCCTTGTAGCTCCCCGTTGCTTGGTCATACATTGGCTCCGAATGCCACCAATCTTCTCCCTTTTGATTAAATGCCGCCCATGCGCCATAATTATTATTTCCCATGTAGGTGCTTGATGCTTTTGCACTGAATCCATTGGAAGAATTGGCGCTGGTTAGGATAGGCACTGCATTGGTTTCAGAACCCTCAATATCATTGTAACATCCAATATAAGTGGACGTGGGCTGTTGTATCAAAGATGTGGCACGCACACTGCTTCCCTCATATCCACAGCTTTGCCCTGAGACCATACTAGAACCAATTAGAAGAGATGGAGTTGTGGGAAGAATTGTGCCTTCTATATATTCAGACGACCAAGGCATATTCAATGCAATGGACTGCGTTGGACATCCGTTTTTGCCAGCCGTTTCATTATAGGTGGTTGTATCTTTGTAAGGTTTTGCGACACCTTGTTGCGTCACATAACATATTTTGCCATCCGAGAATTGTATATTTTTGCCAAGATAAGTATTTGTGGAACTAACACGGGCATTCTTTTCGGCAAATTGAGTTTGTATATTTGTATTGAATTGAAGCACTTTTTCTTCCATTTTCTGAAACATTGGACTTATTATATTCCAATATATAAATTTCAAAATATCTTCACCTATATTATGCTGACTGAGAAACAAAAAACAGATTTAATCAGAGATGGGAAATTGACTGCGGAACAAATTAGTAAATTGGAAAGCAATCACATTCAATATAACACAATCAAACTAACACAAACCCTCATCAAAGAACGAATGGAGAACGCCTCGTTGGGGTCAATCAATCGCGTACTTGCAAGTGATGACAATATTCAAGCAATGAGAGCATATCAACGATTGGCGCAACCGAGAATTAGGCGCTCAGCCAGACGAAATCGAACCAGACGGAGGCAAGGGAGAAGCCGAAGTAGAACAAGAAGAACCCAATAATAGTCCATCTCTCTTTCGGTGCGATCCATGCAAATGGTAAAATCGATCCACATAACTGAATGGCATGTCACAAATCTCCCCATATCTTTGATTCATTCTTTGCAAACGATTCAAACATGTTTCTTTATTCAATACAATGTCAGGCAACATAGGAATCATTTTGTCATATATGCATTGAACAATATCTGGAAGCGTGTAATCTGCGCGTTCATTTAATTCGTCAAAGTCAAATATTACCGCATTCTTGTAATATTTATATTTATCTTCGAATTCAATTCCCATTGTTTTTCTTTCCGAACAAACAAAAATCAATTCAAAATTGTTGTATTTCTGTGTTAGTTTATCTAAATCCACCTCATGCGATTTTATCACGAATGGGCGGTCATTCGAATAAAAAAGAGGCTCCCTTGTCCAATCCAATTTGATTCTTGTATTACACAAATGTGGAATCAAGCCATGCAATGCGTTAACTAACAGGGTGCTGCCAGTTCGTTGTGGGGAAGCCTGGATGATTAATTTATTTTTGTGCATAAAATGGATGCATATTTTAAATTTACTTGAATGACGTATTGTGTTTATTTCAAATCAATTTAATAAAATAATTCAATTATTTGTATTGTTTTTTCTGTTGGATTGTCAATCCAATATTGAATTTGTTCTTTCAAGGCATCAATTCTTTCATCCCATTCTTTTTGTTTTATTTTTAAAATTTGCATTATTCCCAACTTATTTAATTTCCAACAAGATTTTACTAATATGCCATCTTTATTAACATAATCATCCGGATTAAAACGTATAAATACAATAGGTCTATATTGCAAATCTAGTGATAATTCCATTAATCGTTTATTTTCGCAGCTGCAATCATAATTATTGTGTTTATGTTCATCAACTTCAACAATAATAATATGTGTACCCATATCCAATAATAAATCAGGACGACGACGAGAACATCCATCTTGAATTTTTTTGTCGCAAACCCAAGTGAAATTTACAAATGTTTGGGTAATTTTATCAACAACCTCTTTTTCTTTAGTTTTATAATTACGCATTGCTGGTTTATTTTGATTTTCAGGGTTATTTACAAAACAAGCAAGACAATAACCTTCATATTTAGGGTTTCCGCTTGTTCGACAATATGGTGTCAAACAATAGGTAATATTTGTATTGTTCATTTCATCTGTTTTATGTAATGAACAATATCTTTTTGTTCTTTTATTTTTATCTACAAAGTATGCGGCATTTTTACAAAATGGATGACAACAATTGTTATAACTATATAACATATCGTCTGTTCTGTGTTTAGAACAATATTTGGGATTATTTTTATCCCCACATACTGCAATTTTATTGCAATTAAAATATTCACATCTTTTTGATATCACATTAATCATTTCACTAGATTTATGATTAGAACAATATTTTGGATATTCGCATTTTATGTTATAAACAGCGAACCTATCACATGACAAACATTTGCCAATATGTTCAAAACAACAATAACTTCCAAACCCAATTTTAGCTTCTTCATGCACAAAATTATTGCAATCCAAATGTTCACATACTTTATTTATAAGAGCTGTCATTTTCTGATACATTTTAATCTCAATAAATAAATCAATTTTTTAAAATAAAAAATTTAAAAATGGGATTAAAATATATTTCTACTTTTTTGTAATCTCGCATTTATTGCAATAGCAAATGGTCTGTGATTGTTCCGGCGACAAATCAATCGAATCATATGTCCACTCATGGTCACATGCATTTGTTAGTTTGGTCTCAATCATTTTCTGCAAGAGTTGCAAGTGTTCCAATGTATCTTCCAATAATTCATCCTTTTTGATATATGCTGTAAATAAATATTCATTGCATTTGGATGGAAAAAAATCGGTGTCCAATTGCTCCATTTGGGAGACAATTTCTTTCCGTTGTTTTTCCGATTGCATTATCCATTCAATATCATAATTCAATTTGCGTTGAATATTCAACAAAATTTGCACTTCATTCATCTTCTTTTCTTATATAACAAGATATTTTTATATCTTTTCTTAAATGACACCCTTGTAAATGGCTGCATTATCTTTGTAAAAGACATTCCACGGATAATTTTCTGGATTTTCTTCCGTCAATAATGTGTAAAGAGGTGCCTTCAAAAACAACTTTATTCAATCCATATTTCAGATGTATGGGTCGGTAATTTTGCATACTATTGGGGCACAAATAAAATTTCAACATACATTGAATATCTTGAAATTGTCTTTATATTCTTTTTTCATTTACTCATTTCTACTATTCTTTATCAATAATCACCTTTTTCGCCACATTGTTTATTATTTTATGAATGTTTTTATCACTCTCTTCTTCTGTTAGTCCATTCATCGAATTACTGACAATTTTTAAATACAAATCATTGTTTTTTGAATCCGCGCGGGTGCAATTCGGATGAATGTCACGCCATTTTGATATTTGCTTCATATTTTCATTTGCAATCAAACGAATCGCATTCGTCAGCATTGGTCTCCCCTCTGTTTCTTTCGTCCATTCATTGTTTTCTTTTATATACAACACCTCTCGTTTCAAATCACTGCAATGCAATGGTCTCATTGGCTGTTCCAATTTATTCAATCGATTCACTATTATGTTCGATATGCCATTTACATACCCCTCTCTTCCCGTATGCTCCAAATCTTCCAAACTAACTTTGATGGAACGCACAAAATCACTCAAATTCATTGCATCTTTGCAAGTGTCATTCAAAAAGAATTGCAAATTGAAATTGTTTGTTGTATTTGTATTATGGCTATTGTTCATAGAATGGCTGAAATTCACAATTTGATTTTGTTTGGTTTCTTTAATTATTTCGATCAATTCTGTGTTTTCTTTAATCAAACGATTAATCAATTCTTGGTTTTCATCTCCTATGCATAATTTGCAATGCTTTTTCAAGGTAGTCTGATTTTTAAATTTTGCATCGCAGAAGAGACATTCGAAATATCCTTCTTGAATATTTGCATTTTTATGTTTTTGTGTATTCAAATGTTTTTTGTAATTATACGAATTGATGCTGTGAAAATTGCATAATTCACAATGATATCCATTTGCAAATTTTATTGCATCATTTGCATCATTTGCATCTTTTTGCAACATTATATGTTTTTTCGTCATCAAATGTTTTCGAAAGTCACTTCTTTTGTATGCAACAACGTCACATAATTCACAAACATAATTTGTTGCATCTTTTTGCAAGTTATTTTCATCCATATAATAAACCAAATAAAATAAATTTTCATTCAAACGAATATTTTTTTTTCATTTTTTGATATTTATTTATTACCTATAATGCTTTGGCGACATTTTTGTCGCATTTTGCATCTTTTATAATATGCTGTGGGAATAAATAAATGCGGGCGTTTTGCAACAGCATAATTAGTCTAATGAAATAAAATAAATTTGTGCGGCGACTTTTTTGCAAGATTTTTGATTTTGATGTATTTCAGTGTGAATATTAATAAATTATTTACAAACGCGAATGCATTTATGTTGCCAAAAAATGTGACGCCATGTATTTGCATTTTTTTGCAAGATTTTTGAAAATGTCCAAAATATTTTTGAAAATAAAATGTCCCATTTTTTCAATTCATTTGATTTTTTTCACACTGATTCAGTGGGTCGACCTTTTCATAACAGAAAAATCATAGTTTTCTTGCCTTTTTGAAAAATGGACAAAAATAAATGTCCAAAATTCAAAATCCTTTTTGAAACTGGAAGAAAAAATAGGGGGGTTGTTCAGAAAAATCGATGCTTTGGCAAAATTGTTTCGATAAATCAAAGAAACAGATTCAAGTCGCTCTGGCGACTTTTTTGCATCTTTTTTAAAAATCTCGCCATTTTCAAAATATGCTGTGGTAATTTTAATTCTATTTTGAAATACTTTACTGAAATGCATTGATTATTTGGCATCCAAATAAAATGACGATTTTTGCAAGATTTTTAATTTTTGTGATTTTTCAGTCTCATTATTCTTCAATGACGGATGTATTTATGTGCATATATGCTCTTTCATAGCATTTGCGATTTTCTATGCATTTTTTGCAAGATTTGGAAAAATGTCCAAAATATTTTGAAAAATAAAATGCCATATTTTTTCAATTTATTTGATTTTTTTTCACACTGATTCAGTGGGTCGACCTTTTTATAACAGAAAAATCATAGTTTTCTTGCCTTTTTGAAAAATGGACAAAAATAAATGTCCAAAATTCAAAATACTTTCTGAAACTGGAAGAAAAAATAGGGGGGTTGTTTAGAAAAATCGGTGATTTGGTAAAATGATTTTAATAATGCAAAACTCAGATTGGAATTGCTCTGGCGACTTTTTGCATTTTTTTTTTTGAAAATCTCGCCATTTTCAAAATATGCTGTGATTATTTTAAGGACCTTGTGTAATCTGTTATTGAACTACATTGATTATTCGGCATTCATAATAAATGTCATTTTTTGCAAGATTTTTGAATTTGGTGATTTTTAGTCTCAAATATATTCGCCAATGGTAATATATGAAAGCTAAAATAATGTGTCGGTTTAATTAAAATTTTCTTTGCATCTTTTGCAAGATTTGCAAAAATGCACAAAATATTTTGAAAAATAAAATGCCATAAAAATGCAATTGTTTCAAAATATTTCACACTGATTAAGTGGGTCGTTCTTTTCGTAACAGAAAAATCATAGTTTTCTTGCCTTTTTGAAAAATGGACAAAAATAAATGTCCAAAATTCAAAATTCTTTCTGAAACTGGAAGAAAAAATAGGGGGGTTGTTTGGAAAATTCGATGCTTTGGTAAAATGGTTTCAATAATTCTAAAGCCAGATTGGAATTGAATTGAAAGATTTATTTGCGAGATAATGTTGTTATAAGAAATTTGCACATAGATTGAAAATTACAACACAAATAAATAATGGAAGAGCGAAAATAAATATTTTGTATATATATATGACATCAGTTACTTTCAATGGTTCAGGAGCATTAACACAAAGCATAGTTGATTCTGGCATTGGGTCCGCAACAGAAGTGATCATTCAGGGTTACAGCAGCATTGGTTTAAACGCATTTCAGAACAGAGCCAATATAACATCCATTTCAATTCCAAGCAGTGTTAATAGCATTGGTAATCGGGCATTTGAAGGAACCGGAATCACATCTATTTCAATTCCAAGCAATGTCACTGCAATCGGAAATTATATTTTTAAAAGCACACCTTTAACTTCTATAACTATTTCAAGCAACATTACTTCTATTGGCACTCATGCGTTTGAATATTGCTTTAAATTGACTTCTATTACTATTCCAAGCAGCGTTACCTTTATTGATTCTGGTGCGTTTAAAGATTGCACTGGATTGATTTCGGTCACTTTGTCAAGCAACCATTTATTCACCAATATTAACAACAGCATTTTTGAAAATTGCACTTCTTTGACTTCTATTACAATTCCAAGCAATGTTACATCCATTAGTAGCGCTGCATTTATTAATTGCACTTCTTTGACTTCCATCACAATTTCAAGCATGGTTACCTCTATTGGATCCCAAGCATTTAAAGGTTGCACTTCTTTGTCTTCTATTAGTATTCCAAGCAGTGTTACCTCCATTGGAAGCGTCGCATTTCAAAATTGCACATCTTTAACGAGCGTTACCATTCTAAATCCAGCCAATGTAACAACATTGAACGCAAATTCTTTCCCAAATGTTTCTTCCGAAAATGATTCCACCATCACTTTTAGAAACACAAACGGCTACGACAATTTATCAAGCACATGGAAAACCATTTCCACCTATTATCAAAATCAAATATATGGTAATCAACCCACCATTACTAATTTTACCATTTCATCTGCTTTGTATGGAAGTTCTGATATAACCATCACATCTCCTTCTTCTGACAGCACTGGTGCATTTACTTATTCATCTTCAGACCCCAATATTGCCACCATTTCTGGAAGTGTTCTCTCAGTACATAAAATTGGAACAACAATCATCACCGCAACTCAAACGGCAGCTTCTGGATATACTGAAGGCACTGCAACTGCAAATTTTAGTGTTTTTTGTTTTAATCAAGGAACCGGCATTTTAACAACGGAATTGGGAAAATACACATTGGTCGAAGATCTTCAGGTGGGAGATTGGGTTGCAACATACCAACAAACTAACAAAGAACCCGTGGGAAGAAAAATTGTTGCCATAAAATCTGGTACATTTATTAATAATCCAAAGGTGCCGAATCAGTGTATGTATGTAATGAAAAAATCCAATAATATATTATTGACGGAGGATTTATATGTAACGGGGGGACATTCCATTTTGGTGAATTCATTGCAAGGATACGAAAAATACAAAAAAAAAATGATGAAAATGCTGGGGTCAGTGCAAATGATTCAAGATAAATATTTATTATTGGTTGGTTTCTCGAAAGACTTTGAAAAAGTGACAGAAAATAAGGAGTTCACTTATTATCATTTTTTGTTGGAGAGCGAGAATGAAAGAGAGCAATATGGTGTTTGGGCAAATGGAATATTAGCAGAAACTCCTTCAAAATATCAGTGGTATGACTCTAAAATGTGAAGGTGTTTGAATAATTTTAGGGTTTCAATAAAATTATTTGAATGAAACTGAAAATACAAGAATCATTGCTAAACCCCTGCCATAAAATTATGCAATAATGTGTCTTTATTTGTATTTCTCACTTCTCCCGTCATCATTGCATTTTCATATGTTTGTCTTAAAATGTCGGGCGGACATGTGCTTCCAACTTTTATCATTCCATGCTGACGCAAATATTTGCGAACATCGGAAATGTCTGTTTTTTTTAATTCTCGTTGTGCATTTAATATATTTTTGCGTGTTTGTTTATTCTTAATTAATACGGAAACTCGACGCATATTTTTGGATCGTCCTAATGTGAATTTTTGCTTTGTTGTTTTTTTAATATATTTTTTAGGTTTTTCTTCATCTTTTTTATTTTTTTCTTCAATCAATCGGGAAATTTGTTCTTCATAATTGTCATTCAATTCATTATTATTAACACCATTCAAATTCAAACGGCTTTCTAATTCCTTAAATTTATCAAATGATTCCATTTTTAATTGAGTTTCATCATCATGCATTTTTTTTAATTTCAGTTTGATTTGCTGCAAACGTTGTTCTCTTGGGTTTTCATCTGGTTCTTTGTCGTGTTTTTTAGGTGGTGTTGGCGGACGAACAATGTCCGTTGCATCCTTGGAAGATGTTAGTTCTCTCCATTCTCTATATGTTTTTTTATGACCTCCTTTTAGACACCCATAAGGAATATCATTATCTGTTTTATAGCTCAATTTTATTGGTGATTGCTGTGATGCTGAAAATGTTAATTCCGGCGGCAATCCGATTGCAACATCTAAATTTACATTGCTTTGATTTGATGGTTGTTTAATAGTTTTATTGAATAAATTTGTTTTTATTTTTTGTTTTTTCAAGAAATGGATGGCATCATTGAATTCATCTGTGGGGTCACCATCATCTATTTCGGCAATTTGTTTATTTGTTTTGATTTCTTTATTTTTGTGTTGCTTGATGCGGTTCAATAATTTATTTTTCAGATTGTCTTCTTTAATAAATGGCGCCAATGAGAGTTCCTTTTTTTCTCTATTTTTCTTTGTTTTTCCTGATATTTTAAAGAAATCTGGATTGATTTGTATTGTTTTTTTTGTTGACATACTCCTTACTATATCCAAAAAAAACAATTTGAGAGAAAGAACTTAAAATGTTGCAATATGGCTTATAAATATTGCATTGTGAATGTATTTTTTTGCTCAATCAATTGAATTGCTTCATTGAGCTTTGTAATTATTTTATTATTTACTTCTGCTTCAACTTTGACTGAAAAATGTTCACGGAAAATGTGTTCGTTTTCTTCAAAAAATACATTGGAATCTTTAAACCGATTCATGATTGACTTCAATTGGTCTGAAATATTTATTACATTGCCATAACCTATTGTTCCATGGATTGAAGGGCATTGAATGTCATTTACATTGGTTAAACAAATATTTCCCATTTCGAATATACAAAGCTGAAGAAAATCTAATTTCAATTTTTATTCAATCATTCGGAATTGATTTTTCGAGGGGGTTTCCGTCAACAAGCCATTTGCCCAAACACCATATTGTTCATTGTCATTTCCATCATTTTCCAATATAAAATGATAAAATGTGAACACTTCATTTGTTTGAATGCGTTCAAATTCTTTAGAGAAGCCAACTAACAATAAATATTTGTCTTCAATCATTTGAACGGAACCCATTTTTTTCATCATTTTTTTCTTATACGATGGATGGTCCTCCAAAGAATCCACCAATATGGAATGCCCGCCAGTGACCATTAAATCATCCGTCAGCCCATTGGATGACGTTTTACGCATTTTATACATACATTCATTGGGGCATTTACAATTATTTATTAATTTTCCAGAATGCATTTTGGCAATCTTTCGATTGCCGCGCTTATATGTTTTTACCAAATCGCCTTCTTTCAAACATTCAATTGGCAGATAAATATTATCCCCTGTAAGTATTTTTGTTCCTTGATTGAAACAAAATACATTGAATGTGGTTGTAACGGATCCTTCTATATAATTTCCACAGGCATCTTGCGTTGCAGTGATGGTGGTGCTTCCAATATTGTGGATGTAAATGGTATCCCCGGAAATAGTGGCAATATTTGTATTTGAACTGGAATAGGTGAAGGACCCATTGCTGTCGGATGTTGGATCAGTTATCTGAAATGGGCTGGATCGGTAAAGTTTGTTTGGAATGGATAAGCTCAGTTCTGCTTCCATGAAAATATCTGTTGTTTTGGTTAATATATTATTTCCTCCAATGAACGTATATGTCGTATTGTCTGCATTTTTATTGAATGTCATAGATGTTGTCGTTACATTTGTCAGTTCAGTCAGTGTGTAAGTGACACCAAAATTGGATGAATAATAAACGCCACCGGTGTGTTGGGCAGCCAAAACGTGTTTCCCAAACATAATTCCTTGACCAAAAGTGCCACTGGTAATGTTAGACTGAATCCAGGTGGAACCAAGAGGAGTGGACGTGGAATACCATAATCCAGATTGACTTCCGTCGAAATGATTTGCGGCAATCGCAATGGTTCCTTCTCCATTGACAGCAAGTATCTCCCATACATTTGTTGTTTCACTGGATTGTGTCCAGGTTTCACCACCATTGGTCGAATAATAAATGCCACTCTGAGTTCCGGCTATTGCATTTGGACCAAATATTTTAGCATTGTATGTCTGAAGGGAGGATAAACTGGATTGAGTGAATGATTGTCCAGAATTGGACGAATACCAAATGCCAGTCATATTAGAGCAAGCAATAGCAACAGAACCACGAATATTTATAGAATCAAAGGTTCCGCTCATATTTACTCCTCCAGCAGTGTTTGTAGATGGTTGCCATGTTTGACCAGAATCACTTGAATGCCAAATTCCAGTGGATGATGTTGCTGAAGAACAAACACATGCGTTGGATTCATCCATGCAAACAAAAGTAGGATTGCCAAACATTCCCACTAAAGAGTATTCCCAAGTTGCCCCTCCATTAGAAGAATAATATATTTTGGTTGGATCATTGACATTTGGTGCAATCACATTATTTCCAACCATAGCAATAGATTGGGCGGTAATTGTTGAACCTGTGCCTGAAACAAGAGTCCAATTGTCTCCTTTATTGGTGGAATAAGCAAATCCATTTGGATTTATTGAAGCAACGACATTTGATTCATATGAACATAAAGACCGAATGGTTGGATTAGACGTGTTTGCATTATTTGCTGTTGTCAATCCATCATTGGAAAAATGCAATCCTTGAAACGCATTCCTTCCAATTAATATTTTATTTCCTAAAGAATGCAACGATGTTATAAAAGTTAATGCATTTATGGTTGGCCAATCATCGCCAGAATTGACCGATTTCAAAGTTCCAGTTCCTGATGCATTTGTCGCATACATTTTGGAAGAATCTGTTTCATCCACAAATAAATTATCTTGTGCAGTTAATGTTCTTCTTGTCCATGTTTGACCACCATCAGTTGATTTCCAAATGCCACCCGAATTTGCACCGCCCGCGATAGCAATATTGGATGCAGTTATTTTAACATAGGAAAAAGAACTATTGCTTGTTCCGACACTGGTTGTTGTTTGAGTCCAATTGACACCATAATCACTCGAATAATAAATACTTGCCGGATCTGAGGTGGATGCTGCTGTGGTTGTGGATGTAGCAATAGCATATTGTTCAAACATGGAAATGGCATTGAAAAATGTATCGGTAGTTCCGGAAGATGTGGATGGCGTCCATGTTTGCAAATCGGACGCACTGCAGTAATATAAACCGCCAGCTAATAAATTGCCAGTGTCTGCAGACACACAGGCAACAAAACGATAAATGCCATTCACCGAATCATAAACACCATGAACCGAAGAAAAATTTCCACTTGTGATTGGATTGGACCACGTTTGTCCGCTATTTGTTGAAACCCTGAGTCCAGTATTCGAATTAGAACATGCCACCGCCAAAGTACCAATCATAAAAATGGAATTGAAGGACCCGCTGCTGACATTGGATTGAGTCCATGTGGACCACCCATTGCCTGTATTGGCGGAGTAATATATGCCTGAACCGGAAGAGGAACAAATGACTGCATTTGTTCCAACAACACTGACGGATGAAAACGATCCACTTGCAATATTTGTTGTGCGAAATATTGGACTGGTGTCCCAATCATTGGAATACCAAATTCCGTTATTTGTTGAACCTCCAATGGAATGGGTCCCATTCGTATACACACATTGAAAATCAAATCCAATCAAAGGAACACTTATATTTGGACTAGTAAATGTCACCATATATTACATTATGAAATTTATTTTTATGAATAAGTACTCAAATAATTGCCAAATAATGTGAATGTTTGCATTTGGTTCATTCGTCGTTTGTCTTTTTTGGCATTTTCCAATACTGCAATGGCATCGTTGATTTCCTGTTCGGATATTTTGCCATCTTTATTTTCATCCACCAATTTGGATAAAATGCGATATTTTTCAGGCACACAGCAATAAGGACTTTCCTCATTGAACAAATGATCTGAAAGTATGGTGAACACGGCAGTCAATCCGAGAGATGTATAAATGTCGCGGGTGCCCATCCATGCCATGGAAAAAACTAACAATTGTTTGGTGACATTCATTTTCAAATATTCTTCGGTGGATTTGCTGAATTGGATGGTGATAAATTTGGAGCCCACGTTCAGCAAAATCATAATGACACCGGCAAAAAATTTGCTGTTATTTAAAAACATGATGTGATGATGTGCGAAGGAAAGAGCATCGGATATCATTCTATTGTATTATATTGTGATATAATATTGTGAAAATAAAAATTGAAATTTGCGAAAAACAATGTATTATAATGTATTATAAATATGTTGGTAAAAGTATTAAATGATAGTATGACTCATTTTAATTATAAATATACATTTGGACTAAATATATTACAGGATAAATTAAATATTGACCAAACAATACCAGTTGGTGAAGGTGGATTTTATTATTGTGACATAAACTATTTAGATTCTCATGTTTACAGGGGTGATTTTGTATGCATTGTAGAAATACCAGATGATGCAATTGTAATTCCTTTGGAAATGAATGGATTGAAATATTTTAGAACAAATAAAATAATATTGTTAAATGAAATATATCGTTTTGATAATGATGATGACGTATCATATTTAATATCATTAAATAA